GGCGATGGCGATGGCGATGGCGATGGCGATGGCGATGGCGATGGCGATGGCGATGGCGATGGCGATGGCGATGGCGATGGCGATGGCGATGGCGATGGCGATGGCGATGGCGATGGCGATGGCGATGGCGATGGCGATGGCGACCCACAACGCGCCGCACACACTACCAAGTCGTTTTTGTCTCGCGCCTTCGGAGCTCCGCATGCGCAACGTGGCGCCGCCCCTGCGTCCCGGCTGACCCGGTCGACTCGGTCCCTCACCCGGTCCACGATCTCGTCAACCGCGCCAGTCCGGCGTACAGGGCGATCCTTGGAGATCGGCCGCGATCGATCTCCAGCGTAGACCAAGCAGACACGAATTGCGTCGTGGGCCTTGGCCTTCACCTTCCCATGCTCGATCGTCGTGTACACGCGGCACACGAGATCGGGACCTGCCTCGCGGTCGTAGACGAGCTCGCGCCCGTCTACTGATGCCGGCTTGAAGCCCCACGCATCCAGCCGATCGAGGATGATGCGAGCGAGTTCGGCCCGGCTAGCTGGATCACCGGGATCGTAGGTCTTGCTCATTGCTCTCCATGGGTCCCTGCATAACGCCTGCTACAGCGCGCCAGGCCCCGCTATTTCAATACTGGCCTTTTCCAGCCGGGTCCCACTGCACAGGGATCGCCAGCCCTCGGCGCTTCGGATCACGCTGGGGATCGGGCAGCGTCAGCAGCGGTCGCGTTAGAAGCCCGAGCACAGGCACTGCGTACTCCAGCACGATCCGCTGCCACGCCTCCTCGCCCGGGTCTGCCCGTCGCCATGAGTCGGCCTGACGGTGCGCGTAGATGTAGCGCACCGGAGCCCCCAGCTTCCGGCCCTCCTCGACCAGCGCGCGCAGGCCCTCGCGCGCAGATGCGACCAAGCCATCGGTCATCGGCGTGACCGGCCTCGAGTTGGTCGACGGTCCACCGAGCAAGCCGGGGAAGTTGCCGTCGAGCTCGAGCCCGAGCGTCGTCGGGTTGAACCCGTCGGCGTGATAGATGTGCCAGTCGAGCGGAGCCGCCAGCACGAAGAGCCCGTCGAAGGCCATCCCGTGGCACGCGACCCGAAGAGCTCGCCGAGCCAGGCCGAGCTCGGTCGGATCACCACGAGGCTGGCCGAACTTCGCCGCGGTCTGGTGAAGCACCACGCCCTCGATCTTCGCGAAGTCTCGCTTGGTCGTACGCCCGTTCGATGTGCGCGCCTTCGGGTGCGGATCCGCGGCCTCCAGCCGCAGATCGTAGATCCGAGGTTGAACCGCAGGTGCCGGCGGAACAGAGCGGTCCGCCAGGCCAAGCTGGGCCAGGACCATCATCGGCACCGCGCCGCCGGACCAGCTGACACCCAGGCCCTCGCAGTACTTGGTCAGCGCTTCGGATGTCTCGCCACCGAAATGTCCGTCAGATCCATATCGTGGGAGGGGATCCGCCGCCGCACGCAGGGCCTGCTGCAGGCGGCTGACGGCCTCGCCGTGGTCGCCCGGCTTCACGCGTCGTACCTGGGGCTGCTCTCACGCAGCTCCGTGATCCGGGATTCGACCACGTCGATGACCTCCTGACGCGGGTCGTCGGAGTCCCGTTCGTCATCCAGCACCCAGCCCAAAACCAGCGGGTCTGCACAGCCTGGCACCAAGCGGTCGAGCGCATCGAGCTTCGGCCTCGCCGGCATCGTCACAAGCACGCCAGCATTCAAATCTGGGGCGACAGATGTCTCAAGCCCCTTCTCGATCGCGATGTAGTCCGGCAGGATGGTCAACGCCAGCACGCGGTTTTTGAGTGCGCTGACCACCTTTGGTCGTGGTTTTCGCTGGAGCTCGAGCTTCGCTACCGCGAGGATCGTCGCTGCCCCGTCGAGGTGCTCAATCCGATCGCAGAGCGGCTTGATCCCTAACGAGCCGCGCTCGTGACCTACCGCCGCTTTTCCGCTGATCGCCTTGGTGCGCGTCCCTGTGCGTTCTGGCCGGATCCGCATGAAGTCGACCGGCCGATCGTCGGGGTCGAAGTGCGGCAGATACGTCTGGCCATGTTCGTCGAACAAGACGCGGAGATTATGCACCTCGACCGAACTCGCTCCGTGGCGCTTGGCGACGTCGTGGAATCCGCTGTGCACGAAGTCGAAGTCGCGCTTGCGAAGCTTCGGCCGGCCGGCGTCGTCTCGCTTCGGCGCCCCATCCTCCTGCAGCACCTCGATCATCGTGAGGCAATCGTCGATCACGGCGCGCTGCATCGCCGAGCTGAGCTGTCCCCAGCGATCACCGTGTAGCAGCAAGCGGACATCCGCGTTGCCGGCGACTCGGTCCTCCAGGCTGGTGATCCGAATCTTGCCCAAGACGGGCCGCGCGATGCTACCGATAGCTTCTCCTCGCGGCTCGTCGTCCTTGTCGCGTGAGGCGTAGGCGGCGAGGACGACGATGTTCACATCGGCAAGTCGGTCCTTGTGGCAGCTGAAAGCGCGCACGTCTTCATATGCGGATTCCATGTGTGTGTTTGGGTCTTCAAAAGTTGGCATTGTTCTTCACTCCGATGATTGCAATCGATGGCTCAGGCGAGTCCACCTTCGTGTCGCCACAGTCTTGACCGCGGCTGAGACCGCGGCAATGTGGCCGACCAATACGCACAAGCGACGTGCTCGGGTTATGGCTGTGTAGATGAGGTTACGAGTCATGCGCCTATTCTCACGAAGGACCGGAACAATCACCGCGGGGAACTCCCCGCCCTGGCTTTTGTGGATCGTCATCGCGTACGCGAGACGCAGCGCTGAAAGGTCGAACCGTTTGTACTTCTTCTGCGACCCGTCGAAGTCGACCACGAGAAAGGTCGCATCGAACTCGACAACGAACCCAATGTCGCCGTTGAAGATGTTTCGATCGTAGTCGTTTCGGATCTGCATGACGCGGTCGCCAACGCAAAATCGGCGACCGCTCGCGCCCCAGAACGAATCTGCTCCCCGACCCGCGTGCCAAAGTTGCAGCTTCCCGTTGAGTTCTTCAGTTCCTACTGGGCCCCGATGAACGGGACATAGGACCTGCACCTCTTCGGTGGGCTCGAGGTCGTAGGCGTGGGGGATCCTCACCGTGGCCATCTTCACTATCTTGGCTTGGGCGTCTTCGGGCGTGCTCGCGGGGATGCAGAAAAACTGGCCCCGATTACCGAGGCTCGGATCGTCGGAGATCGGATCCAGTCCCTCGAGCAACCGGTGCGCGTTGCTGACGATGGTGGATCCGTGCGACTGCCGAAACACCAGGCCAAGGCGGACGACCACGATGTTCGCTGGTGTCGCCGCCTCGATCAGATCCTCGAGCAGATTCCCTGGGCCGACCGAGGGCAGCTGGTCGACGTCACCCACCAGCAGCACTCGGTGGTCTGGAGTGAGCGCGCTGAACAGCGCGTCTGCGAGCTCGATGTCGACCATCGAGACTTCGTCGACGACAATCAGGCCCGCCGGAAGCGGGTTGCGGGCGTCGTAGTAGAAACTGCCTGAGCCCGGGACCGGCCGGAGTAGTCGATGGATGGTGCTCGCCTGACGCCCCGTCGCTTCGGTGAGTCGCTTCGCAGCCCGCCCGGTCGGAGCACACAGCGTGACCTCGCAGCCTGCGGCCTCTGCCATCTCGAGCACCGCTGCAACGACGGTGCTTTTCCCCGTCCCAGGTCCGCCCGTCAGCACCGTCACCCCAGCGCGCGCGACCGCATAGACAGCGTCTCGCTGACCAGGTGAAAGGTGCTCGGGGCAGCTCACCGACCAGACCATGCGGATCGGCATCGCTATGGCGATCAGTGCCTTTGCGACCCGGTCCTCGACCCGGTCCATGCCCGAGAGTTGCATCATCTCGGCCCTGTACCGAAGCAGGCCTCGAGACTCCAGGCGCTCGAGCGCGGCGTCGAGCGCCTGCCTCCGCACACCCAGCAATTCAGCCGCCTCCGATTCGAGTGCTGGCAGCGGCATTCCGCAGTTCCCCTGTTTTCGCTGCGTCCTCATCGTCTGGATGAGGCCCGCTTCGACTCGCTCGTCGTTCTCGGGGTCGACACCCGTAGCTCGAGCGCACCGCTCGGCCATCGCAAACCCAAACCGATCGATCTTGGTCGCCACCCTGTAGGGGTGATCGTCCAGCAGTTGCATCGAGTGCTCGCCAAACTCCTCGTGGATCGCCTTCGCCAAACTCGGGGGAGCGCTCACCGAGATCAGTTTGTTCCGCAACTTCGCCACCGGACCCGACTGGCGACCGTGGTGCGCTCGGATCTTTGCCAGGGCCCGAGGACCGACCCCTGGGATGTGCAGAAGGTCATCGAGGCTGTGGTCCATCATCTCCCAGGTGCGGGCGCCGAACTGCTCCACGATCTTCTCGGCCGTGCTCGGGCCCACACCTGGGTACGTCTTGAGCCGCGCGACCATCTGCTCGGCACCGCTCGGCACCATGATCTCGAGCACCTCGAACCGAAACTGCTTGCCGAACTTCGGGTCGTCTCGCCAGGATCCGTGTGCCGTGACCTTCGCCCCGTTCTCGACGCCGCCAGCCAGCTCTCCGACCAAGCTCGTCTCACCGTCGGCCCCATCGATGCTGGCTACCAGCACCGTGAAACCACCGCCGGCCGCCCGAAATCGAGTCCCGTCGATGACCCCAGTGACGACCTCGAGCTGGCGACTCGGATTTCGGTCCCGGTCAGCCGACATCGTGCACCAGCTCCCAGTCGTCCCCCTCTACCGGGGGCGGGCCGGTCCACTCAATGTAGCCGCTGGGTGCCGAGCAGCTGAGCAAGCGCAGCGGGGGCAGCCTCGGCCGCAGCTGCAGCACGACGGCCTCGACCACGCGCACGATCCAGCTGGTGATCAGCGTGATCCCGTCGCGCCAGAGCTCCCCCGCGCGCTCGAGGATCCCGGCGCTGGCGAGCGCGTCCAGCCGGGCAGAGAAGGTGTGCCCGGCTGCCGCGCCCACAAGAGCTCGCAGCCGGACCAGCTTCGGCCGGATCTCACAGCGGCCCTTGAGCTTGCCGTGCTGGTCGGCCGCGAGCACGTAGGCCGCGAGCGCGAGCGCGACGAGCGTTGCCGGCCTCTCGCGCTGATCGTGAGCTCGAGCCCAGAGCGCCGCCATCTGTTTGGGCTTGGGCAGCCGCACCCGTGGGTTTCGGCCCTCGCCGAGCAGGTGCATCGTCACGATCCGGCCGTAGCCGTACTTTCCGCGCGCGCCGTACTCGACCGTGATCTTGCCCGCGCGGCGCAGCGCGGCCAGGCCGAGCTCGACCGCGCGGAGCGGGCAGCCCGTCCGCTCCGCGACCGTGGTGTTCGCTAGGTAGACCTGGGTGGAGCTCCCACCGTGGGTGAGCGCCGAGGCCAGGCCGAGCCACACGATCGGCGCGTGAGCGCGCCCGCGGCCGCATGCCAGGTTTGGCAGCTCAAGGCGAGATATCTGGCCTGGCGAGCGGCTCAACGGAGCCACCTGATCTCAGGCTTGATAGGGGTTGCGCGGGCGCCCGCGCGGTGCGATTCTTCCATTGCTGTCCTCGGTGGGGTCTCGTTCAAGACCGGGTGCAGCTCAGGCCGAGGAGTAGTCGCTCCCGGCCTTCGCTTTTGGTTCGGTGCGAGCCTACCACACCACAGCGGCCGGCTCCTCGGTTTCTGTTGTGGATGTGCGCTGACGTCGCCTGACTGGCCCTGCGCGGAATTCCAAAACGTGTCGCTAACGGCGGGTGCCCAACAGGGAGCCACACAGGCATGGCTGGCGTTCAAAATCAAAAACGTGTCGCTAGTGCGGTCAACCTCTCTTACGCACGCTTCAGCTTGCTTGGCACTCGAAAAACCGAGAGAAGAGGTCTCGTGTTATCCTGCGTTCCGCAAAGCACGCGGTCTTTGGTGGCCTCCGATCTCGGGGTCCCGCTGTACTTGGCGAACCACGTTGACCGCACCGGCCTGCGAGACCGGCGTGGCAAGACGCCGACCAACCGGTGACCGCAGCAAGGGCCTCTGGTTGGTCGGCGCGGTATCCACGTCTAGGGTGCTTGTCCAGCCGCTACTTGCGCGATCAGACCTTGGCCTCGAAGGCGGCGACGACCTCGGGGTCGCGAGCTTTGAGCCCGCGGTACAGCGCCTGCAGCTTGTCGTGGTCGTCGTTGTCGACCTGGCCTACGGTCTTGCGGCCGATGAAGGCGAGCATCGCGGGCGGCTTCACGCCGATCTCGGCGAACGCGCCCACGGCCGTGGCCCACCGGTTCTGCGGAGCCGCCGAACTTGAGCTGTCGCCCCTGTCCTCTCCGTCCTCCCCGTCGAGGTCCTCGCCGGTGGCGATCCCCAGCATGGACGTCAGCGCGTACCGGCGCACGTAGGTGATCGCCACGCCGACGATTTGCTTGTTGTTGAGGCCCTTGTGAGACTCGAGCCTCACCGGGAAGTCGCCCTCGACCCACTCGCCCTTGTGCGAGATCCGAGTCGTGACAATGAGCCCACGGTCGGGGTCACCCCACGGCGTTTGCACGATTGCGATTCCGGCATCTGAGCACGCAGACCGACACGCGTCATACACCGCGGCGATGTCGGCGTAGCTCGACTTGAGGTGCGTGTTTGTGCGGTTCGCATGGGCGTGGCGTAGCTGGCCCTGCGCTCGCGCCATCGCATCGTCTAGGGCCGGCGTCGAGTTGTGGCTCACCCGGTAACCGATCGAGCCCGCTGGCCTTTGGTGCAGTTCGAGCCCGAGCAGACCGGGAACGATCTCCACGAGGCCGAGTTCTGCCAGCCGAACCGCTAGGCGCATCATGTCGAGCTTGGCCGCAGTTACATCGATAGATAGCGGCAAGATTTCGTCGCTGATCATCTCGTCGTCTTGTGCGGACTCGCTTGTCTCTTGTGAGTAATTGTCTTCGCTCATCGCTTCTTGCTCCAATCTGGTACGTATATTGACCGGACGCCGCGCTCACAATCCGCGAGCCAGTCGTCCCGGAATTGACGTCCTAGCACATCGAGAAGGCGCTCCTGGTAGGTCTGCCGCCCACGCTCAAGTTGCTCGTCGTCGAGCCGGTAAACAGCGGTCCCCCAGGTTGATTCGTTCTTTGCGGCGATGAAGTAGAATCCTGGTTTGCGCCCGAACAAAGCCTCCACAGCATCGCTGTAGAAGGCCGCCTGGGCGAGATACCCATAGTCGGCTATCGACCGGCCGAAGGCGTGTTCGGTGTGGTCTCGCGTGGTCTTGATGTCGGCGATCGCCAGGCCAGCCTCGAGTTCGGTCTCGACGATGTGCTCGGGACCGAGCTCGTCGAGCCGGTCGAGCCGGACCTTGGTCAGTAGCCCCGTAGTCGGCTCGCGCCACAGCACGGTCTGCTCGGACCAGCCTGGTGCGGAGAGCAGGGCCCGCGCTTCGGGGTGCGACCAAACGCTCTTGGCGATGGCCTGGATGCTCTCGAACTCGGCGAGCGTCACGTCGATCCTGTCTGGGATCTTCGCCATGAGAGTCTCGCGCTTGGCGACCAGGGCACGCCAGCCGTCGTAGATCTCGCGTTCGCGGGTCCCTTTCTTGGCGTTCCCGCTCGCGTTGTCCGGCCTCGGGATCTCCGGCACCCCAACGCGCCGGCACCATTCTTGGGGCTCGAGCAGCCAGAGATGCGACAGCGTCCCGCGCGTCTTCGACTTGCTGCCCGGTCCCGAATCGGCCGTGCCGAGGGTCCAATCACGGAAACCGCGGGGGTCCTTTTCGCAGAACGCCAGCGAGCTCCTAGTGAGCGCGCTGCGGTCCTCGAGGTACACCTCGAAGGTCCAGTCCACGGCGACGGCCTCGCCAACAGCGAGCTCGGGTATCTCGATCATGGCAATGAAACTGGCGTGGCCTACGCGTATTCCGAGTATGCAACGCCGGCGCCGTGGCGAGCGGCGCAGTCGTCAACGCCGGTCGCCTCGGATGATGACGTTGAGCCCGCGGCGTCGGATCTCGTTGATCAACGTGTCGGTCGCGTAGTCCTTGATCCTGATGCCGCTGTGGCCGCGGACCAGGCCAAGGGCCGCACGCCGAGCTCGGACCTGCGCGATGGTGCGTCGCGGCCGGTCAGGCCACCGCTTGGCGGCCTCATCGATGAAAGCCTGGTCTGGCTTATTCGCGCGCCACATCCGACGCAAAAGCTTGACCTCCGCGGTCAGCCATCCCGGTCGGCGCCGCAGGTCGAGCGTCAGTCGCCTGGCCTTGATCGCTCGAGCGCCGCGACCCATCGCGGACGCAAGCGCGTCGTCGCTCGGGAGTCCGTCCAGACCTGGGACCCAGAGCTCGCGGAGCCTAGCGTCGTCAGCCTTGGTCCAGCGCCTTGCTGGACGCTGTACACCAATTCTTCGCACGGCATAGCCGACAGCAGGAAGGCTTCGCTCCATGATGTCGGCGATCTCCGCGTGGGTCTTGCGCTGGCCCAGAAGCTGTTTTAGACGCTTGAGTTCGGCTGGCTGCCAGCGTTTGTTCAAGCGGCCGGCCACCTCGGTGACAGGCGACCGGCTCTTGCGTGTGGTCACCCGATGGGCCTCGACTTCTTCACGAACTCGAAAAACTCGGCAATGGTGAGCGGAACTGGCCCAGCCTCCAACTCCTCGGCGATATCGAACATCGAGTCCAGGATCTCGCACGGCGTGTCGCCGGGGACGATCAGCGTGATGCCGTTTCGTTGGATCGGGATCGCGTCGCAGCCCGGCCGAAAGTCGACCGCGCCATCCGGCAGCGCGAGCAGCAGCGCCTGTTCGGCGTGGTGCTCGGCCGCGGACACAAGCTCTGACAGCCCGGCCGCGTCAAACTCGATGATCGCGTTTGTCAGCCACTGGCCCATCACCCGCAGGTGATCGCGCCGGCGTTCGGCGATCAGCATGGCGGCCCCATGATGCTGACGAGCACGCCTGGGTTCGAGTAGGCCAGGAACTCGACCACGGCCTCGTTGCGGATGTCGACGATCGTGGTCTGACGCTCGGCGACGAGCTTGTCGAGGAGGGCTGCATTGGCATCGACAAGCGCGGAAACGCGAACGAGAAGACCGCGCTCAATGTCGGTGAGTTCCTCTGGTGCGGATGGTTGACGGTGCAGGATGAGGTCGAGAGCCTGGTGAAATTCGGACATGCGAGTACTACCCGCGATCCGGCTGCTCGCTTCCCAACTGCGCGTTCGTCCGTTCGCGGCATTCGCCAGCTGCTCGAGTTCAGCATCGCGGGTCAGCCTGGCCCGAGACGGCAGCCGCGGGCGGGTGACCAAGCGTCGGCCGCTCGTCGAGCTGCTCGTGCGCGCTGGCGCTGGAATCATTCCAGCAGCTGCTCGGTGGAGCTCCGCGTGCAAGCTGACCATCTTATCTCCGCCATGTCCGCATACAGCAAGGTCCTGTACCACGCGCTTCCAGCTCTGCTGCGCGGCTGCGGCTGCGCTGGTGCGGCCAACGACTTGGTGAGGGTGCTTCGAGCTGCCGACACCGAGATCGGCGAGCTGGTAGATGCGCTCGACGAGTGCTGCGCGTCAGCCAACGAAGCGGCGGCTCACCAGCACCTCGAGCTGGCGGCGGCCGCACACAACGATCGGGTCGCCGCGCTCGCGCGTCACCTCGCTCAGCACGAGACCATGCAGCTGGGTTCGCCGGGCTCGGAGACCAAACACCTCGCTCGCGCGCTCGACATCGCCGCCGAACTGGGTCATCCCGCGGGACCAGCTGGCGTCGTCCACTGATCTTGCCCGCGGCGAAGAACGCGGGTAACCTCTGTATAGGTGGACTGGTGGCGGTCACCACCGGTCAAGTCTGGTCACCGCGGCTGTCGGAAATACCCGGCAGCCGCGTTTTTTGGAATCCGATCTGAGCCGGATCGGTCGTGCGCGCATGGCCACCCGTCATCAGCTACCCGTCCGCATCGTGACTGTCTACTCGGGCGCGATCAATCTCAGGAGCACGATGCTGCTCGAGCAGCCGGACCAAATCGCGGCGCCGATGTATCGGATCATCATCGAGGCGTTCGGCCTGACATTCGTGTCGCTGGTCATGGCTGACGCGGCTCCGGCGTTCGAGCTCAGGATGGTGGCGCAGCTGCGCGAGCTCATGGGTCGCGCCCGCGTGATCGCGAGGTTTTTGCAGCTGTCGAACAGCGAGGTCGAGGCGATGATCTCCGAGTCCATGCTGGCCGGTGTCGAGCCCGACAGCACGCTCGATCAGCTCGTTCTCGCTTCGAGGTAATCATGGAATATACGTTGCTCGTGTGTCATTGAGGTCGTCACCATGACCACGACACCAACACCCATGATCAAGCACGACGGCGTCTTTGCGACCATCGTTTGTACGGAGAGCCATAGCGAGGCGCACGGTGATCCCATGCTCGTCGCCATCGCTCAAGTGGCTCTCGGAATGTTTGACAAGACAAAGGAGAATCAGCTTCGCGTCATCTGCGGAGAACGCACCGTGACGGCCATGCGGACGATGGCTGGCGTGGTGGCGATAGTCACCACCACGGGCCATCCTGTCATGAAGAGCGCGAAGCGAATGATGAAGCGAACGCTCCGAGCACAAGCGAAGTCCCGCACATCGCCGTCGCCGTCGCCGTCGCCGTCGCCGTCTCAATTGTCGATGGCATCTGCCGGATCGGCGATCACCGGAGACGGAGACGGAGGAACCGATGACTAACCATAAACTCGCTCCTGGATGGAGCATCGACGATAGCGGACAGATTGTCTGCGACTGCGCGACATGGACGCGCCCGCTGTCTCCTTCCCTGTTGGCGGATCTGGTTTCGGCCAAGCCGATTCCGCATGCGCCTGACTGCGATGGCCATGGCAACCGCAGGCATCCCGGTCCCAGCACTAACTCGAGCGTTCGGGGATAGCGATGTCTGGCGCACGCAGGGCGAAGATGATCGAGCGGCTGAATATCGGGATCGAGTGGGCATCTATCGCTTCTGCATTCAGCCAGGTGTTCGACCAAGGCTCCCTCGCGGCCAGGGTCATGAGGACTCCGAAGCCATCGCTCGAAGCAATTAGGGACCACATACATCATGCGTGGCTGCGTGACACCTGGGATCGATGGCACGAGATCGACAGCTCGGTGCTACGTACGCTCTCCGAGAAGTTCGGCGACATTGTGGCGAGCATTCCGGTCGCCGATGGTCGCTTGGTTGTGCGCGATGTCGCGGGTGCGCTTGTCGCTTGGGCGCGGCCTGGGTCGTGGTCTGAGTTTCGTTCAAGCGTTCCGCTCGACGAGCTGGCACAGCACGTGGTCACGGCCGCGGCGTTTCGCGGCGAGGCACGGCTTGCGCTCCATGGCGGCGAGTACGAGAACGAGTGGTCGATCTCCACTGAGCCTAGCCCGCTCGACGTGATGAGCTCAGCGGGGCAAGACCTCGAGGCCAAGCTTCGCTGCGAGATAGCGCACGGCCCTCGGTCGGTGCTGCTGTTGGGCCCTTCGGGGACTGGAAAAACAGGTCTTGCTCGCCAGCTGGCAGAGCGGATCGGTGGGTCGTACATCGTCCTAGACGCATCAGCGAGCTCGCGCCGGGCCGCCTGGGATGTGGCGATGTCGCTGCGTCCTGGAGCGCTGATCGTTGACGACCTCGACCACGCGCTCAAGGTGCACCGAGCAGCTGGTTCGATGTTGCTATCGGCGCTGGAGGTCACCAGGAGGACGATCCCGCTGGTCATCATGACCGCGAATTCGCTGCGTCCGATCCGGCCGGCCTTGTTGCGTCCCAAGCGTGTTGACCTCATCGTCGAGATCGTGGGCATCGACAAGCTCGTTCTCGACGTTGTTGGCGCAAAGCTCTCGGCCGACGCGCGCGCGCGGGCGAGTGCGTCTGGACTGCCGGCGGCATACGTCGACGAGCTGAGCCTGCGCGTGGCTGGCGGGGCGCAGTGGGATGCTGAGATCACGGAGCTCGAGAGCAGGTTGGCGCTCGTGAGTGACGGATGGAACGATGTCCCGAGTGGTGAACTATAACTGCAGCGATGACCACGTCGTGACGTCGGCTGTCGCTGCGACATGATTCGTATTCCGCGCACCAAAAGAGGCATTTGCGCACTAGCAGACGCAAATAATTTCTTCGTTTCCTCTTGACACGCAGCTAATCGTTACATAGAAACGCGCGATGAAACCATACGTTCTAACAGCTGCTTTTCTTCTGTTTGCGTGTATCCCAATGGAGGATGAGACACTTCGCTTCAACGTCGTTGACAGCGGCGGCGTTTGCCCTGAGTTCAACGATGGAGAGGTCGGCGGGCCCGGCCAACTTTGGGGTCCATGCCCAGACGAGGTTTGCCGAACCTGGTGCGGTGTGAAGTTGGAGTGCCTAGTCCAGGACTTGGGCAAGGCTGTCGACATGAGCACGCTGTGCGTGCTGTCGGATGTGGACCCGCAGTGCGATGGGCTCGAGCCCTCGCCGGACACGTCCAATCCCATCGAGGTCGTTGATGGGGAGTGCGCGCCTGCGTGTTTTCAACCAGGAGACTGCGACGGAGGCATGGAATGCCCAATAGCTGGTGGCGCGTGCGGATGGCCTCTAGGATGACCGACTGACCTAACACCACTAGAAACGAAAAAGACAATGCGCAAAACGTCAATCATATATATCTTCACCATTTCGTCACTCGCATGTGGCCCAGGTCAAATGGGCGATATTAGCAGTGATGGAGAAAGCGACTCGACGGGCGGCAACACGACCACGGGCGGCGACACGACCACAGGCGGAGACCCGCCTGTGCCAGAGTGCGCGCCGGAACCGGGCGACGGCGATGGCGATGGCGATGGGAACTGCGATGGGAACGGATGTGAGTGTGCTCAGGGGCAATGCTCTGATGGCCTGGCTTGCATGGGCGGAGTTTGCGGGTTATGTCCAGATGGTCAGCTCAACTGTGCGTGCGAGCCCGGCTTGGTGTGCGAGCCCGGCTTGACGTGCGTATCTGCCAACGGGACGGATGCCAACATTTGCGCTCACGTGACCGTGTCAGACCCATGCTTGACAGATTCAGTGCTCGGTGAGTTTGGGATCATGGTAAACGGCGGCTGCGTTACTCCGTGCACACAAGGTGACGACACGTGCGAGCACCTCACGTGTTCGCCGTTCGGCGTCACCGTCAATGGATTCTGCGCCTGGCCGAACTAGCGAACAGGCTCGACAGTAATCCTAACGTTCTTCAGGTTGACATTTTGGCCGTTGCCACCAACGCTCAACTGGTAGATCCGTGGTGTGGTATCAGCGGAAACCCTGCGGCGTGAGAATGAAACAACCTGATATGTCGATGTCCCAGTGACTGGCGCCGCGATGTCCGTAGAGGTGCCAATCTGGCCCACGCCACCAACCTCATTTAGAGCAACTGTTACATCTCCCGCTACGGCTCGTTGGACCCAACAGGTCACATGAACATCTAGGTCGGCGGCGACCGGGGGCGCCACTGCAACAAAGGTGTCAGCGGTCGCCGTAGGTGCTGCTGCTACGGTGTCATATACGCCGTATCCCTTCACCCAGCCATCGGCACTGGTGTGACCATAAAATGTAGCGGTGCCCGTGTACCAAAGCATATTGGCGCCGCTGCGTCCAAAGTCTCCAACTGCGGACATGATTGACGAGTTGACTCGTAGCCTGCTGGTGAAACTAGCTGTCCCGTTCCACGTCATTACAGCGGCAGAATCGCTATCCATAGACCCGCCATTGACACCTAGCACAGACATTGCGTCATTGATCGATACTGTTCCCTCTGCGACGAATGGACCGTTGGCTGTGACAGTCTGTCCCACAATAAACGACACTGGTCCCTGAAATGCAGACGTCGCATTCACCGTGAGCATATTGCCGTCGTCGGTGCCGATGATTACGTCACCGAGCATGCTGACTTCGCTGAATGCTCCGAAGGTCGGCGTGCTGGAGTTGACCGCGAACGTCGAACCGGCGTCACAGGTGAACGTTCCTCCCGCAGCCACGGTCGCGTCGCCATCGACCGTCAACGTTCCACCACTAGCGATCAGCACGTCACCCACGAAGTTCCAGTTCGCCAGCGCCTGCGCGATCTGGTCGAACTGCAACCCGTCGAGCGCGATCCCTTGGCTGACCAAGATGTTGACGAGCTCCATCTGGACGGCGTCGAACCACTCGGGGGTCAGCTCCGTCGGCGGCGGCAGCGGTGGGATCGAGCCCTTGAAGCCGTTGAGCCCGGGCCCAAATTTATCAGCAACTACGGTCGGACCGAGGATGACTTGCATGCCCAGATCGTGGCCTACGCCGCGGCCGACAGCAAGCCCGTGCTACTCTGTTAGCGTGGACGGAGGACCCCGCGTCGACGCCGACGAGTACGTGCTGCTGCCCAACCAGGCCGCGTGGTGCTGGGATACCTCGCCGATCAAGGTCGCCGAGAAGGGCAGGCAGGAGGGCTACACCTGGGCTTCCGCGTGCGAGGCCGTGACGGTCGCATCGACGCGTAAGAGCGATGGCGGGCTGGACTGCTACTTCATGACGACCAGCCAGGACGACGCGCGCGGCTTCATCCTCGAGTGCGCGGCATGGGTGGACCGCTTCGCGCCGATCATGCGCGCGACCCCGGAGGTCGAAGAATTTGACTGGATCGATGAAGTCCACGACCCGGTGGCGATCCAGACCTACCGGATCCGCTTCCCCAGCGGCGGCTTCATCTACGCGCTGCCGAACCGCCCCGCCCGCATGCGTGGCAAAAAGCGGTGCCTTGCGATCTGCGACGAAGCGGCGCACGTCGACCTCACTGCGTGGCTCAAGGCGTCGAGCGCGATCTCCATCTGGGGCGGACGCCGCGCCATACTCAGCACACATCACGGAACCGACAGCGGGTTCTATCGCTACGTCCAGCGGGTCAAGGCGGCCATCGCGGAGGGCAAGCCCTTCGCCTCGCTCCACTCCGTGTTCTTTCCCGAGGCCCTGAAGCTCGGACTCTACAAGCGGATCTGCCGGATCAGCCGCCCGCCGATCCGCTGGACGCAGGAGCGCGAGGACGCCTGGGTCGCGCAGATCCGCCACGAAAATCAGGACGTGTTCGACGAGGAGTTCCTCGGCATCGTCGCCGGCGCGAGCAACCAGCTGATTGGGCGAGCGATCGTCTTGGCCGCGCAGATCTTGTCGCCCACCGAGTGCCCGATCGTCGAGATCTGCGGCGGCGCGGAGCCGAGGATGTGGATCAACGGGGACCTGGTCGAGTCCGCCGAAAAGCCCTGGCCCCTGCCCACCGAGCAGCTGGACGACGTAGCGACGCCCCAGGAGCGCGAGCAGCTGGTCAGGAGCTGGCTCGACAACCACCTTGCGCCGCTGCTCATGGCCATCAACCAGCTCGGGCTCGACATCCACGTCGGTGACGACTACGGCCGCACCGGGGACATCAGCTGCAAATTCATCGGCACCAACAGCTCGCTCAACCGACGCGTTCCGCGGCTCGTCATCGAGTGCGAGAAGGTGCCGTCGACCGTGCAGGACCAGATCGCGGACTATTGCTGGCCGCTCCTGACGCGGCTTCGCTCGGGCTCTGGCGACGGAAATGGCCTCGGCTTGAGCAGCGCCGAGCGGGCGAAGGACATGACCCGCGGCAAGATGGTGGTGACGATGCGGCTACCGGACAGCGCATTCATCCGGGTGCGCTCGAAGCTAGAGCACGGCGAGCTCGCGCTTCCGCGGCACGGCCGAGACCTGGCCGACGACCTGACATCGCTCAAGCGCAGGGGCACCGGCATCTACGCTCCGCAGCGCAGGACCGACCGCGGCCAGCAGCGGCACGCCGATGCTGCGTACGCGCTTGCTCACTTCGAGCACTCGATTGATACTGACGGCCAGGTGGTCCAAATGTCCGACGTCCGACGATCAAAGAAATCCCTGTTTCCGCGGAGGCGGCCATGAGCCGGAGCAGCAAACGGTCTGGCGGAAAACGACCGGCCGCGAAGCGCTCGCCGTCGAAGCGCTCGTCGTCAAGCAAGCCACGCAGCGACAATTCAGGCGCCGCTCGAACCGCTCGAACCGATCATCTTTCGCAGGCCGGACTCGGCGACATCGCGGCGGTCCTGCGCGGCGAGGCGCCGGTGGGTTTGCCCGGCTGGATGTTCGGCGAGGCCGCCTACGCCTGGTACATCTCGAACGGCGTCGCGCGGCAGATGATCGGCCGCTTCGCGATGCTGATGACCAAGCCCGGTCACAAGTACACGCACACCGATGTGCGCGACTTCGACTGGGCGCCGACGATCTCGAAGCTCGACGATCTGAAGTTCAAGATCGCGTGCCGCCTGGCCGCGACATGGGCGTTTGTCTTCGGCGCCGGGATCCTCGAGCATGTGGTCGACGACAGCGACCGCGATGGCGAGGCGCTCAAGCTGGCCAACGTGCGTGCGTACAAGGGCGTCCGCGTCCACACGGCATGGAGCCTGCGACCGAAGGACGGCCATAACTGGAAAAGCGCCGAGTGGTTCGAGACGTATCGAACAGGGGAGCGCCGGTTCATCCATCGATCGCGGCTGACGATCATGACGGCCACCGACACGCCCGACGGCATCATCATGCTGATGAACAGGGGTTGGCCGCCGAGCTGGATGGAGGGCATCTACCAGGCGTTCAACGAGTGGACGAAGGTAGAGTGCGACGTGTCGGCGATAATCCGAACGCTGTCGATCCTGCACCTTCGGCTCCGTGGTTGGGCGCTCGCCGCCGAGAACCCAGAAAGCGCTCAGGGAGTGGCGGTTGCGCTGCGGATTGAGCAGGCACTGGAGGGCTTGAGCGCCCACGGCCTGCTCGTGATGGACGAGCACGACAACCTGGGGGATGTCTCGCGCAACATCTCGGGCCTCGACAAGCTCGTAGAACGCAAGGCGCTGCGCGCGGCCGCGAGCTCGGGCGTGCCGAAGGAGCTCCTGATCATGGAGGCCGAAGGCAACCTCGGCGACAACTCGGCGCCGATGGACGCCTATTACGATCTCGTCGCCGGGTGGGCGGAGCAGATGGTCGTGCCGGCGATCACCCGCGGGAGCGAGATCTCGCTCGCCGCTCAGGTCTACAAGGCGAAGCTGGCTGGCGAGAGCCTCATCGTGCCGACGCAGTTCATCGTCACCATGGGCGATATTCAGGAGGCGAACGGCAAGGACAAAGCCCTGCAGCGGAAGGCCAACGCCGATGCCCGCGCGGCGGATGCTGTGAAAACAGGCGTGCCTCTCGACGTGATCCTGGGTGACCCAACTCTGCGCGAGGACTACCCGGACATCGACGCCTACTATGAAGCGAAGGAAACGCGCGAACAGCAAGCACGCGAGGCGGCGACGGCGTCCGGCCTCGACAACCCCGAGGGCGAGGACATGATCAGCGCGGCGCAGGCAAGCCGGCCGTTCAATGTCTCGTCGAGCACGCTGATCAAGATGGCGAAGGCCGGCAAGGTCCGCGGGCACGTGATCGCCGGCCGCTGGAAGTTCTACTTGTCCCAGGTGACCGAGGCGCTCATGGGCAAGACCCAGGCCCAGCTCGAGCAGGCCGCCGACGAGCGCCTCGACGACCTCGGCCTGTCCGAGTCCACGAAGTTCGGCGACGTGTGGGGCGAGTCCGACGCAATGCGGGAGATCTTCGCGGTGCTCGAGCGCGTCCGCGACAGCGGTCTCGCGGTGCTGCTGCTCGGTGAGACCGGCACGGGCAAAGAGGGGATCGCCAGGGGGCTCCACGTCGGCGACGGCCCGTTCGTGGCGATCAACAGCGCCGAGCTCGCCGACGACCCCGCAGCCGCGGCGAAGCAGCTGCGGAAGGGCCTGGCCTCGGCTGCTGGCGGGACCCTGTTCTTGGACGAGGTCGGCGACATGCCGCGCGAGGTCCAGTCCGCGTTGCTGCGGGTGCTGGCCGCGCCGCACGAAGCCCGGCTCGTGTCGGCGACCTCGCTCAACGCCCGCGACGAGTGGGTGCTGCGGCCTGATCTGTTCTATCGGCTGGCGGAGGTGGAGATCGAGATCCCCCCGCTGCGCGATCGCGAGTCCGACATCGTGACGATCGCCCAAGGGATCTACGCGGACTACACGAGCGCGCGCGGCTACGAGTCCGCGGACCCGGCGTTCACCGAGACCGCGATCGCAACGATGCTGGTCTACCCGTGGCCGGGAAACATCCGCGAGCTCAAGTCGGCCGTGAGCCGCGGCGTCGAGTTGGCGCCCCGGGCTGCGCAGGTCGGCGTCGAGCACATGCAGCTGAATATTCGGGGCGAGCGGTGATCGGGAACAACCCAGCGGCGCGTTGGATTCATGGATCGATGACCCACAAGAAGCCCGCTGGCGCGGTGAAGTGCTCTGAGTGTGCGTTCGGGCTGGAAGAGCCGCGCATGGATTGTCTCGTGGTGGGAGAGGGCGCGAAGCATCGAAGTCTGGTCGTTGTGAATCGGCGATGGACGGCCGATTCGCCCGCTGGATGCGAAGACTTTGCCCCGGTTGCATCCATCGAGAAGATCTCAAGCTACGATCGGGACCGAGGTTCTCGGCAGAAGCGTGGCGAGCGATGACCGAGCGAATCTGCATCATCGGCGGCCCGCGCACGGGCAAGACGACGCTGGCGAACACGATGTCGAACGTGCTGCACACCGACGACCTGATCGAGCTATTCGACTGGTCGGGCGTGAGCGAGCACGTGGCGATGGACTGGTTCGCGCGCCCCGGACCGTGGGTGATCGAAGGTGTGGCGGTCGTGCGGGCCCTGCGAAAGTGGCTCAAGTCCAACGCCGATGGCGTGCCGTGCGAACGCATCATCGTGCTGACAGAGCCGCACGTGGAGCTGTCGAAGGGCCAGGCGACGATGGCCAAGGGGCACGCGAAAGTCTGGAACGAAGTGCGGCCGCTCTTGCTCGCGCGCGGTGTTGTGGTGGGGGCGCGGTGACCCTCGGATCCCGACTTCGACGCGAGCGGGTCCGCGCCGGGCTGACGCAGGTCGAGCTCTCCGCGCGCGTCGGGGTCGGGCGCGGCCATATCTGGAAAGTCGAGGCCGGCGTGAAGCAGCCGTCCGCGACGTTGATCGGGCGGTGGTCTCGAGCCACCGGATCGGCGCATGCCGACCTCGTGCTCGATGGGCCACCGCTGTTCGATCTAGTGTTCGAGGTCGACGGCGTCGGGGTCCGCGATCCGTTCGCAGCTCGCCGGGTGCTCGACCAGATCCCGGCGGAGAGCCGGCGGCTTGTCGCTGTCTGGCCGAGCGCAGGCGACACCGCGCTGCGACTTCGCGTCCGGGGATCCGCGATCCCCGTGACGGTCGATCTGGCGGGCGTCGATGTCTCCGGGGTTGGTGTGCTCGGGTCGCCCTCGGTCACGCCCGTGCGCGCGTCCGATGAACTCGTGACGTGGGTCCGGGCCTCGAGCGATGACGACGCGCGCGCGCAGGTTGAGTCGCGAATGGCGAGCGTGGCAGCTCGCGGTCTGGTCACAGTCACGACCTTCGGCCACGTGTTCGTCGCCCGCGTGGAGAAGCTGAGCGCGCGCGCATCGATTCGATTGCAGGATCTCGTCGAGGGATCGCCCATCGGTCTGTATGTCCCGATCGCAATGTAGCGGCCGAAACGTCAAGACTTGATCCCTTGCAGAGACAGCTGTGGCAAGACAAGCACGCGCGCAACGCTGTACCAATTTGGTGTGAACACGAACTCGTCGACGTCGCGCGAACGCGAAGCGAAGCCCGAGAAGGCCAAGGCCAAGCGTGATCAGGCGACCAAGGACGAGAAGCCCGTCGACGACGAGACGCCCGTTGTGAGGCATGGATGACCGGGCACGCCGCACGCCTAGACGCATTCGCCGTCACGGTTGACGCCACGATGACCTTGCGCGAGGGCGAGTGGGACGGGGCTCGTGGCCAGCGCGAAATCTTCGACTGGGCTACGGGGGACGATGACGAGGTCGACTGGGCCAAGGCCTCCAGGGGCTTCGTCGTTGCCGATCTGAATCCACCTACGGGCGAGAATATCACGCGCGCGAGCTTCAAGCTGCCAATCGCGTACGTCGAGGACGGCGAGCTCGTCGGCATCGGCAACGCGATCCGCAACGCGCTCGCCCGGCTGTCGCAGACCGAGGGTCTGTCGGACGCAGTCCGAGCCGAGGCCAAGACCACGCTCCAGGGAATGCTCGAGAAGCTGCGCGCCAACCATGACATTCACGGCGATGTCGCGCGCAGCGAAGATGAGCAGGCGCAGATCCGAGAAGAGTTTCCGCGGCTGATCACTATGACGCCCTCGCAGATGCGCGACTGGGCAGCGAGCCCATATGCGGGGGAGAACCGCAAAGAAGGCGCCGCTCGAGAGAGCGCCCGAGATGCGTTGCGCCGGGTGATCGCGCTCAAAGAAAAGCCCATGTCCGACTGGACCGAGGGCGACTACGACGACGCGGTCAAGGCTATCGCGTTTGTCAAGCGCATGTCCGAGGTCGAGCAGGGGGAACCGATTGTGATCGAGGGCCGCGAAGGTCCGAGCGAGCGCGACGCGTCGCTTCGGGACTGGGGGCACTGGACCGATGCGACCGACGATTCCGAGCTGCCGACCGCTGACAGCGTCACCCAGGCGCTGCGCGGAGTTATGGCCTTGCCGCCGATCAAGCGTGCCGCCCGAGGCTGGACCGACAAGGCGCTCGCGGGCGCTCTGGCGCTGCTGACTACCGTGGCGAACGCAACCGTGCAGGCCGACTCGACCGACCGGGTCTTCCGCACCTGCACGATGGACTTCGCGCTCGGTGCCGAAGACCGCGTGGCGGTTGACCGCGCGCTCGCCATCGCTGACGAGCTCGGCCCGAAGACCGATGCTGCGCAGGTCAACTCGATCGCGGAGCGGCTGCGCGCCGACGGGTTCGCCGACAAGGTCACAACCGACGGCCGGCTGATCGTCACGGGCTACGCCGCGCGCACGGGCTCCCAGCTCTACGGCGACGGCAAGAGCACCTGGTACGAGTACCGGAGCGAGGACGAAGTCGAGAAGAGCCTCAAGAGCTTCGACTTCGCCACGTTCACCGACGACCATCCGCCAGTCCTCGTGACGGCCGACAACTGGCGCGAGTACGCCAGGGGCATGCTCGGCACGGGGGCGACGCTGGAACCCGCTGACGAGCACGGCCTACGCTTCGTCAAGGTCAAGATCTGCGTCGGCGACATCTCGACGATCCGCAAGATGCGTGACGGCAAGGTGCAGCTGTCGACCGGCTACACCACGCTCGCGGTGCGAGACCCAGGCATCGATGCGCAGGGGGTTCGGTACACGTATCGGCAGACCGACATCGAGGTGAACCATCAATCTCTCGTTGATGAGGCACGTGCGGGCTCGAAGGCTCGAGTGCTGATCGACGGCGCGACCGTTTTCGTTTTTGAGGCCAGCAAGGAACACGACATGACGAAGCCGAAGAAAGATCAGATGGACCCCGAGGCCGCGATGGCGTTGCTCGACGCGATCAAGGCATACGCCTACGCGGATAGCCCCGAGGCCGCAGACGGTGCGATGCAGGCGATTGCCGCCGCGCTCGAGCTCGACCCCGAGATGGTCAAGCAGGCCTTGGGCGGCGGCGAGATGATGGAGTTGGACGGCGTCAAGCTGCGCGTCAGCAAGGACGCCGCTGCCCGCATCCGAGCGTCGCAGGCCAAGGTGCACGGCGACTCCGCCAAGCTGACGACCGACCTCGCGGCCGCGCAGGGAGAGCTCTCCGCACTTACGCGTACCGTCAACAAGCTGGAGGCCGACAAGGCAGAAGCCGACATGCGTGAGCTCGAGCGAGAGATCGCCCCGCTGTGTCCGCAGCTCGTGTCCACGTGGTCGGACGGCAAGCGACCCGACTCGATGACCTCGATGCGCGTCGCCGCGATCCTCGACCTCGACCCGGCCGCTAAGGTGGACCTCGACAGTGCGATAGGACCCGACCCGGAGAAGCCGGCTCCGACGTTCGACGCGTTCGTGAATCACGCATACGCCGCGACCAAACGCCATGCAACCGCTCGCAAGTCGAGCAGGGACGGTTCCGCGGTGTCGATCATCGTTCCGAAGATCGACACCACCACCGTCTACGGCAAGCCTGCCACCACGACCTGAACCATTTCGGCAGATCGCCCCCACCACGTACCAAGAGGACCGCACATCATGTCTTTGTCGACGACCAATCCCGCCATGCGGGGACAGATCCAGGACCATAGCCGGGGAGACATTCGAAGCCGAGTATGGCCTGGCCATCCCACCAAGTGGTCGGTCGCGCTGACTCTCGTCTACGCCGACGGCATCTATTCGTTCCTGTTCAACGGGACTCTGGTTGAGGTCAATGTGGCAGCGACCGACTTCGACGGAACAGTGGTCGCGCTCGGGGCCAAGGCCGACTCACTCGCCGTCGTCGTCAAGGTGGCCGAGAGCACAGCCACTGGCGCGACTCTGTTCCTCGAGGCGCGCAACCTCGATCAGACCTTCACCCTGTCGACGCCCGTCGCTCCGGTCGGCGCCCTCATGACGCTGACCGACGTGACGGAGGCCAACGATACTCTGCGTCCAGGTCTCGCCGTCTCGCTCAACGACGACGGGCACCTCCGCAAACTCGTGTTGGCCGACACCGAGAGCTTGATCTTCGGTGTCACGGCGATCGGCCCGGAGCTCGAAAGCAGCACGGGCGATTCGGCCGATGTCGATCATTGGTCTGTCGGTGCCAACGTCGACGTGGTGACGCAGGGCGAGATCCCGGTCTCGGTCGAAGAGGCCGTGACCTCGCTCAACGATCCCGTCTACGCTCGCAAGGTCGACGCCGGCGCCGAGGAGAACGGAGCCTTCCGCATCTCCGCCGACGGAACCGACACTCAGCTTCTCGACAACGCGCGCTGGACGTCTCTCTCCTACACCGACGCGAACGGCGAATTGACCGCCATGCTGCTGCTCAAGTGAGCCGCTGCTCAGTGAGCCACACGAGGACAACATGAACGCTCGAATTCAACGTGAACCCAAGCTCGACTTTCGCCAACCCTGGCACAAGCAGGAGGCTCTCGATCAGCACTTCGAGGTCATCGCCCACGCTGTGGGCGACATGGCCATGCAGAACTGGGGCAAGACACCTCAGTTCAAGTCGATGTTCGCGAATAACGACTCGATGCTGCACACGGCATCGCGGTGCGCGACGACGGCGATGATCGCTGGGCTGTTCATGAAGCCCGAGCTCGAGACGCCGTTTGCCGACGGTTCGATCATCACGATCACCGACTCAGGCGCGGGCATCGGGGATAAGCACCTCGAATGGGAAGAGGGTGGCGTCACCGATTCGACGCAGGACGATGGCCTGACGGCGCTCGACCAAGCGCAGGAGCGGACCGTCGACATCATCGCCGAACTCAAGACCGCGAACTTTCACAAGATCGAGCACAAGATGCAGATCGGGTTCTTCGAACTCGCGCAGGCGGCTCGGTCCAACTATGACAAGCAACAGGCGAAGGGGACCGCGACCCGTCGCAAGCACTACGAGGCGATCAACCGACTGATGCGGCGTGGCTCGGTGGCGCACAAACTGCGCGGCGTAGCCAACTACCCGGGGATCCTGCAGAAGGTCTCGACGGTCGACTGGGCTACAGCCAACGCTGGCCCGATCTACGACGAGTTCAACGAGAGCATCGACGCGATCTACGGGCAGGACAGCGAAGAGCCAGAGCCAGAGTTGCTGGTGCTGCCGCGCCTGGTCGCGCGGCACATGAAGACCGAGCAGTTCTCGCCAGGCGGAACCGACACTACGCTGCGCAACTACATCCTCGAGAACAACGAACAGCTGGAGATCGTCGTGGATCCCGGCATGTCCGACGCGGACGGCAAGGGTCATCCCGGAGCGCTGTTCTTGACGCCCCGCGCAGATCTGATCCGCTGCACGATGCCAGTGTTCGCTCAGATCCAGCAGCCGGTGATGGTGCCCGGCAACCCATGGATGATGGAGGTCGCGGTCTGGTCGTACTTCGCGGGCGTCCAGGTGACCAACACCGAGAGTGTGCTGTTCCTGGACGGCAAGGGCGCCGGCTGGGGTGTTTGAGATCTGACGTAGGCCAGGACGCGATGACCGAGACAATCAACATCCGAAACAACGGTGAGCACCCGCTCTTTCTGACGCCCAAAGTCGGCGGCGAACGAGTGCGCCTCGAGCGGGGGTGGAACGAAGTGCCGAGCGGCTATATCGAGCGCGGGACCGGTGGCTTCAAGGGGAAGGGCGCGACGATGCGCGCCAAGGGTGGAGCTTTTGCTCACCTCTTCAACGACCGCGTCAGGATCGGCAAGCGCATGGTGCCGATCCTCCAGGTCGGAACACCGGTCGCCGGCGACGAAGTCCACGTCGTCCCCGTGCGGCCTGGCCTGCGCAGCCACTACCGCACCCGAGACGCCGCAACCAGGTCGGAGCGAGAGCTCGCCCAGGGGCGCCAGCTTGCAGCCTTGGAGGCGCGCAACGAGATGCTCGCGCAGCAGCTCGAAAAGGTGGTGGCGAGGCTGGACGGCGGGGCCAGCGAAGTTCCCCCAGCGTCAAGCGAGGTTGATCTCGCCGGGCTCGATCTCGTCGAGGTCAAGTCCGCGATCAAGAACCTCGATGCAGCTGCGCTGCAGCAAGCTCTCGGTGCTGAGATCGTCGGCGAAGATCGGGCGCCTGTCGTCAAGCTGTTGAAGCGGCGCATCAAGGCGAAGACCTGATCCATGCCGAACTACTGCGAGCGTGAGGATGTTGTCCGTTGGTACGGAGGTACCGAGGACAATGTTCGCATGCACTTCGACGCGCAGTTGTGGCTGACGCCGCTGACATCGTTCGACATCGACGGCCTGACCTTCGACATCCCCACGACGATCTTGCTGCGGATCGACGCGACGATCGAGACCGCGAGCTCCGCCCTCGACACGCGGATCCTTCAGGCCTACCTCGCGCTCCCGACTACGATCCCACCGCACCTTCGTCATGCGGCCGCCAAGATCGCCGCCCGGGATGCGCTAGCAGATGACGGCGTATTGACGGACCGCATCAAGCGCAGCGTCGAGGAGGTCAAGGCCTACTTCGACGACATCGCCAACAAGCGCCTCGACCTCGGCATCGTCGCGCCGCGCCCGGCGTACCGCGGGCCGATCGTCCGCGTCTTCCCGATCGGCAAACTCGGAAAGTGTGGGTGCTGATGGACCTCCAACTCGATGGCCTGTTCGAGTTCGAGATGCTCGAGGCCCGGTGGAAACACTGGTGGCCCGGCCGCGTACTCGACGTGTTCGGCGAGGCCCTCGAAGAAGACACGCGGCTGCGGCTCGAGGACGACAAGGTGAGCCCCAGCGGCAAGGTCTGGGATGACTGGTCGCCCGACTACGCGGCGACACGCGGGCCTCAGCACAAGCTGCTGTTCTCGACGGGCTCGCTGGCGGACTCGCTCGAGTCCGACCGCACCGGCGACGTGCTTGGGTTCGGCTCGCCGCTGCCCTACGCGGTCGTGCACCAGACGGGGTCACGCGACGGACGATTGCCCAAGCGCGAGTACGTCGGGCTCAGCCGCGAGCTCGGCAAGTCGCTCGACTCGATCTTCCCGGCTGACTTCGAAAGGGGCTGGTGATGGCTGTCACCGAGCCAGTGCTTCCAAGCCCGCGACCGCAAAGCAATTTGCGGAAGGCTCGCGACATTGTCGTCGCGCAGGTACAGGCGTGGATGGGGCCTCACGCCAAGCACGAGACGATCGGGCACAGCGGGCCCGTGACCCAAGGGTTCATCATGCGGCATGCAGGCATGGCGCCGCGCAGCATCGTGACGGTTGTTGATGGGGATGCGGTGCGCAACGGCCACGGGATGACGATCCAGTGCACGCCGACATTCGTCTGGTACGTGATCGTTCGAGGCGTGCTGATCGACCGAACAACAGACGCGCTCGATTTCATCGGAGAGGCGATGCGCTTCGTCTACGCCGACGTGTTCCGCGACGCGGACGTCGACAATATTTTCAGCAAGCCACCGGTCGCAGGATCCGTCAGGTTCCGGGCGCGGTACCTCGACAAAGACGAGAAGACCGCCTACACGATCTGGGGCATCCAGTGGCAGCAAGAGATCTCTCTCGGTGCAGCTGGCCGCGAACGCCCAGGCGACGGCGTGCTGCTGCTGATCGACGGCACCGATGCCTACGACGGCGACCCCAACGGAGATGAAGTCAAGTTCCAGGTGACATGATGGCCAAGACACCCAAGCGAATTTTCATCAGGCCGAAGATGGTCGACGCTGGTCGTGGACCACAGACGGCCACGATCCCCTATCCGCCAGTGGCCGGAGGTCGCCTGAAGGTGCTTCTCGCCGAGGGAGACACGGTCTCGATGGATGGCACGTCTGGGTCATACTGGACGCGCCGCATCATCGAGGGCTCGGTCGAGAAGGTCGAGCAGGCCAAGGCCTTGCCCAAACAACACGCAGATCGCAGCAAGAAGGACGGCAACTAATGGCCATTTTGGTACCAGGCGGACGCTACACGATCAGCGATCTACGAACTGGGTCGCTGTTCACCGCGAACAAGATCCTCGTGTTTGGGATAAAAACTGTCGCGGGCTCGCTCGCGATCAACACCCCGACACGAGTGTTTTCGCCAGATGAAGCGGCCAGCTATGCAGGCCGCGGATCGCAAGCGCACCAGGAGGTCGTCGCTGTCTTCGGTGCCTACCGCAGCGCGGATGTGACTCTGGTGTTGATGGACGCCCCCGCGGGCGTTGCTGCCACGGGGACGCTCACCTACACAGGCGCGGCGACCACGGCGACGCCGGTCATCCTGCAGGTCGAAGATCAGTCGATCGTTGTGCCAGTAGCGATCGGAGATGCCTTCGGCACGGTCGCTGCTGCTGCCGACGCTGCGGTCAACGAATACCTTGATCTGCACGTGACCAGCAGCGTATTGGCTGGCGTCCAGACGCTCACGGCCCGCAGCATCGGAGCTCACGGCAACCAGATCCGGTTCAAGGTGTTGCAGGACACCCCCGGCATCACGATTGCCCCGGTAGCGATGTCGGCCGGGGCCGGCGACCCCGACCTTGCAGCTGCGATCGCGGTGCTCGGCGGCACGCGCTACAAGTACTGGGTCCTGCCCGACACGGCCGCGCTCAACCTCACAGCTGCGATCGCCGAGCTCGACGACCGCTGGACCGAGTCGCGGCAGATCGACGGGCACGCATTCATTGGTCGCCGAGACACGGTCGGCACCCTGGCAACGCTCGGGCTCGGCGAGGACACCAAGCACATCACCATCTTTGGTGATCCCTATGTTCCCGCGAACCCGTGGGCGTGGGCGGGGCGCGTCGCTGGTCTGCGTGCCAGCGTCGAGAATCCCAAGCTGACGCTCTACGACTTGGACATCCCTGGCCTGGTAGCGCCCGACGAGACCGAGTACTTGCAGCCAGCGGATCAGCAGACGCTGCTCTCGAGCGGGATCGCCACGTTTCACTACGTGGCGGGCAAGACCCGCGTGCAGCGAATGATCACGCTCTACAAGCTCAACGGCCTCGGGCAGCCTTCGGAGATCTTCCAGGACGCCGAGACCAAGCTGACCGCCGCCGAGATCCGACAGCTGCAGCTCATCACGCTCCAGCCCTACATCGGCAAGACGCTGGTCGACGACGTCGGCGCGGTCCAGTACGACGTCGACACGGCGGACAAGGTCATCGACCCCGAGGGCGTCAGGCAGGTGATGATCTCGCTCAACCGCGAGGTGTTCCAGGCCCGGGCGTGGACGGACAACGCCGAGTACTACGAGACGAATCTCCAGGTCGTGCGCTCGGGCGCGAACGAGTTGACGATCAACACGAGCCCGCCGATCCCGGGCACGAACTACATCAACACCGGCACGATCGACGTCGTGACCGCATTCAGCGTGCAAGGATAATCCATGGCCCGACTAATCAGCGACGTTCGAGCAGTGGTGATCGGCACTCGCAAGGTGCTGGTCAAGGACGGGACCGCGTCGATCAACTTCGGCGGGTTCACCAACACGCCCGTGCTCGCAGGACAGGAGGTCGTCGGCTCGACGCGCCAAGGTACCGCGGCCGAGGTCTCGCTTACCTGCGCGGTCGAGGCGGGCACGGACATCGTGGCGGCGTTCACCGCGGTCAATGTCGACATCCGCATTCAGACCGACACCGGCGATGAGTGGCTGATGCGCTCGGCGTTCAACACGGATCCTCCGTCGTTCTCCGGTGGCTCGGGCGATGTTGCGATCACGTACAACGGCAAGCAGGTCCTTCAGACCAAGAAGGGCAGCTGATCTTGGCTGACGCCGCTCAGCTCTACGCCGCGTTTCGGTCCGTGTGCCCGGTCGATGAAGACGGGGCGCTGCTGTTGCCGATCGAGCAGCTCGAGGACGGCGGTCGAGGTTGGTTCGCCATCGCCAACGCGGTGGACGCCATCGCGGCGCCAGCCGAGGACACGACCGATCCGTACGAGGTCGACCTGGTCCCGATCGAGCCACGCCTGGCACCCGACGGGCTCGAGATCCAGGAGTCCGAAGACGAGCGGCCGACCAAGATCACGATCCGCGGCTTCACGGCCTCGGACCTGTGCGTTGCCCATCTCGACGACCGGATCAAGCACGAGGTGTTTGCCCGCGCCATGGGCCTCGATCTCGACACGGTCGAGTGGCGCATGGATCCGGCCGACGTCGAGGGCGGGATCGCCTTGTGCGTGCGTGCCGCTGGTCGAGACGCCGCCAACATCTGCAAGGAGATCTACTTCGAAGGTGGGGGCAAGCAGCTCATCGCAGGCGCGCCCGAGCTCGCGTGGATCGAGGTCGCGCAGGCGCTGCTCACTGAGATCGATGGCACCACGGCGCGCGTCCGCTGCCGCACTCCTGGCGTCGGGGTCCTGTCGATCGGGCCGGTCCGAGCGGGTCACATGCGACTGCACACGGGGACCGCCGCGCGCGAGAAGAGCGAGTGGATGGGGCGCCTCGTAGCACTGGCCAAGGCCAGCGATCGCGCGCTGGGGATGATGCTCGCGCTCCGCACCGAGGATGCCATCCATGCGTGGGACGCGTTCGAGGCACTCAAAAAAAAAGCGGGACAGCAGCAGAACACCGCAATCGGTGCGCGACTCTCTTCCACGTCTACGGCGGCTGGCGCCCCGAAGACATCGACGACCTGACTCTCGGCGAGCTCAACGCGCTCGCGCTCGACGCCGAACGCCAGCGCACCCGCACCGCTCACGCCAACGCCCACGCCCTCTCAGCCGTTCTCGCGGCCCTACTCGGACGACGACGATAGATGCCCACGATCAACGTCATCCTCCAGGCCAAGGCGCGTGACAAGGGCGTCCACAAGTGGCTGACGAGCGCGACGAAGCTTGCCGACGGGTTCGCTGACTCCCTTGGCCGCGCCAACAAGGCGATGGGTGGCCTCGGCAGTGGGTCGCTCGGCTCGCTCGCCGGCGCGGGTCGTGGTGGTGGACGTGGGGGTGGCGGCGCATCGCGAGCCAGCGGCGCCGGACCTCGAGACACGAGGACCAGCTTCGACAAGGCGCTGCAGTCCGCACAGCGCTCGCGCCAAAAATCGTATCGAAAGGAGTCGCGCGATGCCGAGCGACAGGTGTCCATGCTCGCGCGCGCGGGGCAGCAGCGCGTCCGCGCGTCGCAGCGAGCGGCGAAGAACCTCAACAGGCTGTCGGACGCGCAGCTGCAGGAGGTCGAGACGCAGCGCGAGATCAACTCGCGCCGACGCCGAGCAGCTCGCAACGCGGCCAAAACATCTCTTGGCGCCGACCCGAGCAAGCCAGGAAAGGCCAAGATGGGCCCGTTCGGCAAGCTCGAGTTCGCCGAGAACCTCGCGGCCGCCGGCGGTGAATTCGAGCAGTTCGGTAGCCAAGTCGAGCAGGGGATCCGCGGGACATTCGACGCCTTCAAGGACTACGAGAAGGCGGTCGTCGAAGTCAGCACGCTGACCGACGACATCTCGATCGACCAGATCCAGAAAGCCACAAAGGACGCCGCGGCGGAGTTCGGCGGGCTGCCGACAGAGCAGGTCAAGGCCTTCTACTCGATCGTGTCCGCCGGCGCATCGACAGCTGCCGAAGCGCAGTCGCAGCTGACAGCGGCAAACAAGCTGGCGATCGGCGGTGTGGCGACGCAGGAGGAAGCTGTTCTAGCGATCAGCAAGAGTGTCGCCAACTTCGGAGTCACGTCCGAAAAGGCGTCTGACATCATGTTCGCGGCCGTGCAGCGCGGCCAGACGACGGTGTCGGAGATGGCCGGCGCGCTTCCGCAAGTGGCCAACAGCGCATCTCGTGCGGGGCTATCGATGGAGGAGACCGCCGCCGCGGTTTCCTTCCTGTCTCTGAAGATGAAGTCGAGCGCGGTCGCTTCGAAGGGGCTCAATCAGGCGTTGGTGAACATCTCCAAGCCGAGCAAGATGGCTCGCGAAGAGGCCGAGAAGCTCGGGATCGACTTCAGCGCGGCGGGAATCAAGGCTGCTGGCGGGCTCGAGGCGTGGGTGATGCAGATCGCCGCTTCCGAGAAGTACAGCGCCCAAACGCTGGGTAAGCTGTTCGAATCGTCCGAAGCCCAGGCAGCGATCGGCGGACTCGTTCAGGACCTCGAGGGCTTCCACAGCGTATTGGGTGACGCGACCAACTCGGCAGGCAAGGCCGAGGCTGCCTACGCCAAGATGTCGAACACGGCCGCCCAGAAGGCCGCGAAGCTTGAGGCCCAGTGGGAGTTGCTGAAGATCCAGGCGGGCCAGGAGCTTGTCCCAGCACTGCTCGAATTGTCCGACGTTGTGATGCCGATAATTTCTGGGACGCGGGACTGGATAAAGGAAAACCCCAACCTTGCCGGAACGCTAGCCAAGGTGGCCATAGGGACGGCCGTCGCCGCGAAGGCAGCTGGTGCTCTGATCAGCGTCTACTCGATGTGGCAGGCGCTCTCGGGCGTCACGCAGCTGGGAAACATGAAGCTGAGCAGCGCGACTGATACGCTGAGCACGGCAGTCACAAAGCAGGGGACGGCGATGAGCATGACGTCCAAGATCGGCGGTGGGATGAAAGCGATGGTTGGTGCGATGCCGGCGATCTTTGCTGGCGCGGCCGTGGCCATCACCGCCTTCAACCTCGTGCTCGACCAGGCCCAGACGTCGCTCACCAAGTACGAGGAGACGATCAAGTCAATAGAGGAACAGCAGAAAAACATCTCGTTTATGCGCGAGGCAACGGCCGTAGAGAGGACCAAGTTCGAGGCCGATAAGGCGACTAGGATCGCCGAACTCGAAGAGCAGCGAAAAGGTGCCCGCGGAAAGAAGGCGAAGGCGGCGATCGACGCGGAAATCGCCGCGGTCTCGGGCTCGACGTTGGGTCCGGTTCAGAAGACCGATGCGGAGTTGCTCATGGAGCGACGCAGCCGACTGATCTCCGTGACGAAATCGGCGCGTTCGGCAGCGACCGAGTCTCGAGTTGGTGGGGTTGCCGAAGACGCGAACCTCTTGCAAAAGAGCCTTGGTGGTTGGTCGGGATTGCTCAATGTTGCGTCCGGCGTGACCGAAGATCTGGATATGCAGGCCGCGCGCGCCGAGGCTGATCTTGCCGCATTTGATAAGCAATATGGCGCGACGCTGAACCTCGGCGAGGCAGCATTCACCGCGCCCACCGGCTTCTCGGGGGAGGGCGGCACGCTCGCCGCGATGCAGGAGCTCATCGACGCGACGAAGATGGTAGCAGCCAACACGACCAAGACGACGGGCCCGAGCATGGAAGCAGGGATCTCCTCATGACCCTCCCGTCCCTTGTCGTGCAGATCGGCGGTAAGAACCTGCAGCGCGTGATGTCGTTCTCGCTGCGCCTTGCGGTGAGCGAGCTCGCGGACCAGGTACAGGTCGAGGTCGCCGACGACATCGCGCTGGCCGATCTGCGGATCGGCGACTCGATGGCCGTGGCGATCGCTGGTCGCGTCGTGCTTGTGGGCGAGGTCCTGAACTACCGCAGCCATGGCGACGCCAACTCCGACACGCTGTCGATCACGGGGTTCTCCTCGGCCCAGCGCCTGACCAAGTCGTCGATCAAGATCGGCGACGGCGAGAGCGTGACGAGCCGGGTGTTCCGCAACCTGTCGGCGCGGCAGATCATCGAGCGCGTGGTCCGGCCGTTCGACATCGTGGTCGACGTCGGCGAGACCGGCAACGAGATCGCCGATGTTCCAATCGATAAGATCAAGATCAAGAAGAACGAGGGCGCGTGGGAGTTTATCCAGAGGGTGGCCAAGCGCCAGGGCTGCATCCTGGTGAGCGGCGCGGCATCGGTCACCCCAGATCGCAAGGCGAAGGCGTCGATCAGGCTCACGCGCAACGCCGTCCGATCGTCACCGATCGCGATCGCGCGGCCGCACGCGCGCGTGCTCTCGTGGGGCTACGAGTTGGACGGCCGCGCGGTCCAGTCGGAGATCATCGTCGGTCGCAAGAGCAAGAAGCGGAAGGCCGGAGGCGGGCTCACGCAGCTCGGCGCGCCAGCCTACGACAGCTCTGCCAGGTACAGCCCGCTGATCATCGACGCGGAGGCGGGCGCTCGGACTGAGGGCGAACTGCTTCGACAGGCCGAGTACGAGGTTCGCAAGCGCAGGGCCGAGGCCATCCGAGTATCGATCGAGCTCGACGGCTGGAGTCCGAACAACAGCCAGGCGATGTTTTGGCCCAACACTCTCTACCCGCTCGAGGACAACGTGCGCGGTTTTTTCGACACCATGCTGCTCACGTCGGTGACGCTCTCGCGCGAACTCGGCGGAGCTGACAAGACCATGCTCGAGTTCATGCCGCCAGATGCTCATGCTGTGCTCGACGACTTCACGGTCGACGGTGGCGGGTTCGGCGGTCGCCGAAATCAGTATCGGGCCAACACCGAGTGGTTGCGTCAGCACAGCGCACTCGTGACGGAGATCGCCGACGCGAGCGACACGATCGACTTTGACGAGAAGAAGCTCGAGTTGCTGTTCAAGCCACCGGAGGGATCCTGATGGACGTCAATTTGAAAGGCTTGGTGAGGCTGATCGACAAGCGCAAGGCCGGCGACAGGGACACTACCGAGTCGATGGTCGAGTGGTCTGTCTCGTCGGGGGTGACCGGTACAGCAGGTGAGGGGCCAACATGCACGCTCGACGGTGATGACTCCGCAGACGTGCTCGAACCCTACGGCTTTGCCTGCTCTGCGCCATCTGGTGAGGCGCTCGTGTTCGCGCCCGGTGGAGACGTCGACAATCTGGTCGCGCTGGTGTCGAGCGTCACAGGTCGGCCTGCGACGGAAACGGGCGACGTGGCGCTCTGGACCGCTGGTGGCCATGAGATCTACCTTGACGATGACGGCGGCATCGTTGTGACCGCTCGATCGCTGTCCGACGTGACGGTCCTTGTCGACGACGGCCAGGTCGTCAACGTCGGAGACGCGCTGGCGGCGGCTTTACTGAAGGCACAGCTCGCGCAGAATCACCTTGTGCAGGCAGCCGCATATGCCATCCAGCTCGGGAACTTTGCGCCCAATGACGGCGGCGTGCTGGCGTTCACCAACTTTGCCGCATTCCTAAATGGTACAGCCATTATCCCGCCAGCGATCCCTGGCAACGATCTGGTCAACGCGGCGGCGACGACGAAGGCGAAGGGGACCTGATGGAGCGCGGAAGCATCAACGACATCCCGGTCTTCATCACGACCACGGCGCTCACAGGGTCCGAGCGCACGGTCATCAAGGAGGCGCCCAACGTCGACGGCGCGACCGTGGTCACGCTCGGCCAGGCGCCGGAGCGGGTCCGTGTCGACTTCATGTTGATCCAAGATGGCGAGTGGATCGTGTCCGACTACGAGACCGCGTCGCTGGATCTGCGGGCGATGTTTCTGGCTGGCGGACCGTTCACCTTGAACTCGCCCGTGCTCGGAGAAGTGACGGGCCTTTGGCTCGATGGCGAGTACTCGCTGACGCTATACGACGAGGCGCGCCAGCTCATGAGCGAGGGGTCGCTCACGCTCATCGACGCAGAGCCGCAGCTGATCCTCTCGGAGTCCGCGATCTCGGCCGTCGAGTCTGCGATCTCGCTGCTGAGCAAGGCGGTGGCGCTCGACTTCAGCCGCCGGCAGAGCCTGAACGGCCCCTACGACGGACAGCTCGAGACGCTGCTGGCCGGGCTCGAATGGCTGACGAATACGCTGGGCAAAATCTCCGCAGCGTTCGGAGCAGTCAACAATGTCGCCGGAACGATTCAGGCGATAGCGAGCACCCTCGAGCAGATCCTGAACGCGCCGCAAAATCTGGCGATGCAGCTCATGGGTGCTGCTCTCCAGCTGCTATCGCTCGTGCCCTCGCTCGCTTCGCAGGGCGACATAGATACGGGTTCGGCGGTGATCCAAAATCCGACGAGCAACAAGGCTGCCGACATCTTCGTTGGCGCGCTCTTCGACGGGGTCAATTTCAACGACGGCGCGGCGACGTTGCAGGCCGACCTGGTCCCGATACCGAGCGAAGAAGATCTAGAGGAGGTCGACGAAGTCGCCGCCGCCACGCAGCTGGTCTTGTCCTCGGTCACCGTGTCTGTTTGCCTGGCGATCACGTCGACCGAGTTCGGCACCGTCAACAGCGTGCTGGCCGTGGCCGACGCGCTCGAGCCAGCCTTCGAGGCGCTGTTCGCCCTGGGGAATCTCGATCGTGACGTGTACCAGCATGCCCGCGTGATGCGACAGGCCACGCGGCAATTTCTTGCGGAGACCGCGGCCTCGCTGCCGCGGCTGCTCACGCACACCATCATCACGACGACCGACGTCTTCTCCCTGATCCCCGAGTTGTATGACGACCTCGGCGCTGTCAACGACGACGTGCTGCAGCGCGCGGTAGACAGCGTAATTGACACCAACGCCCTGGGACCTGAGATGCTGCGGCTGCTGCCCGGCACGAAGATCCTCTACCTCGACCCTCTCGCATGACCAACGCCAAACCAGTCTACGAACTCGCCGGCCAGCAGCTCGACGCCCTGACCGAGGAAGTGCTGGCGGTCTGCTTCACTGACGCCCCAGAGCGCTCCACGGTTCGGCCACGGGACAGCCGCCGGCACCAGCAGTGGTTGTGTCGTCGGCACGAGGGGGCGAGCTCGCGCGCGTGGCTGAGCTTTGCACAACCGCTCGTCGCCAGCACGCGCGAGTTGCTCAAGGAGCGCTACGAGTCAGCCCTTCGCGCCGCGTTTGTGCCGCTTCATGCGTCGAGCGTCGACGTCACAGTCACACAGACGGCCGCCAACGAACTGACGATGCGATGGGCAATCACGCGTACCGGTAGCAACGGCGTGGCCGAGGGTGCCGTTGTGTTGCCGCAGGGAGGCGGCTGAGATGTTCACGATCCCAACACTGAAACAGCTGCGTCAGCTCGCCCGCGACGACGTCGAGACCGAGATCAACGGGACGCTCGGAAGCCGGATTCGAGAGGCAATCGCCTTCGCGCTCGCGGCTATCGGATACCTGTACTTGCGCATCCTGCAATGGGAGGCGCGGCAGATGTTTGTCGATCTCGCTGACGCTGCCTTCAAATTGCTGTGGGCTGCGATCTACGGGGTCACCCCGAACCCGGCCACCTCTGCGACCGGCCTGGGCCGAGCGACCGGCGTGGCCGGGAGCGTGATTCCGGCGCTGACCGTGGTCGCTCGAGACGACGGCACAGAATTCTTGACGCAGGCGCCATTCGTCGTGCTTGTCACTGGCGAGGTGACAATCACCATCACCGCTTCCGAGGCTGGATCGATCGGCAACACGGCGACGGGCACCGTGCTCACGTTTCCGTCGCCGCCAGCTGGTGTGGATGCTGACGTCATCGTGCTCGGCACGGCGGGCGAAGACGGGATCACCGATGGCTTCGACGCCGAGGATGCCGAATCGGTGGGCTTGCGCACGCTCTTCAAGATTCAGTCGGTCCCGCTCGGTGGGAGCGAGCAAGACTACATCGGCTGGTCGACCGACGTAGCAGGCGTGGCGCAGGCATGGGCCTTCGACGCCGCCTTTGGGATCGGCACGGTGCTCGTGGTCATCGCGCAGGAGTGGGACCCCACAGACCCCGGCGACTCGCCGGTCCCCAGCCCCGCTCTGATAGCCACGGTCGAGGCATCCCTGACCGCGCTCAAGCCAGCTGGCCTGCATGGGGTGTTCGTTCAAGGGCCCGTGCTGCAAAACCTCGACCCCTACATCGTGCTGACGCCGGACACGGTCGATATCCAAAACGCTGTCACGCAGTCCCTCGCGCTCGCGCTCGCGGACGTCGAGCCAGGGGGGATTGCCTACTACGACGACCTGGTGAAGGCGGTCGACCGGGCAGCAGGAGAGCAGCATCACCGCCTTTTCGTGAGCGACGGACTGGGCGGATATGGGCCCTACGACACGGTCGTAGGGGCGACATCGCTGCTCGTTCCAGGTACAATAACGTGGACGGAACCACCATGAACAAGGCGAGCAATGGATCCTGAAGTCGGCCGGGCCTACATGCTCGCTGGCGTTTTGCCGGCCGGCACGGATCGGTACATCGCCCTGTACCTCGGCAACCCCATCGACCCAGGAGCTCCCGGTGTCGAGATCACTTTGGCCGGCTATGCTCGCGCGGCGCACCAGGACTGGACCACGTCGGTTCCTGGCGTCGGCAAGTCGGCGCGATCAAACGCATCACCGATCGAGTTTCCGACGATCACAGAGGCAGGCAGCGCCGACTACTGGGCGATCTTCGATGCATCGGTGGCCGGTAACCTGCTTCGCGCTGGGCAAATAACGGACTTCATCGGTGCGCCAACGCCTGTCGTGTTTTCCGGCATTGGCGAGGAAGCCAGGTTCCAGATCGGCGCGATCGTAGTTCGCGTTCGGGACGTGTGACATGGCATTTATCGACATCTACGGTGAGCAAGAAGTCGAATCCACCAGCGACCTGGCGTTCCTCAACGTGACGTCGGTGGCCGAGCTGGCCGAGGTACTACGCCAGTTTCCGCTTGGCGAGTACTGGAATCGCACGGTCGGCTGGCTTCCCGCCACAGCCCGAGCGATCGCGCGGTTCTTCTCGCGGCTTCGTCGAGCTCGGGAGGTGCTCGAGCGACAATATGATCCGCGGACGGCGGACATTCTGCTCGCCGAGCGCGAGGCCGAACGAGCGATCGTGCCGGTCGACGGGCAGACGCTCGACGAGCGGCGCGCGACGGTCCTCGCCAAAATGCGAGCTGAGGGCGGTGTGAATGCCGAGTACTACACCAGCGTGTGCGTCGATGCTGGCTACCTCGACGCCGTGGTGACACCGGCCGCTGACCCCTTCACGACGGTCAGCGTCGCCGACGACTACCTCGCCGGCGGCCTGTGGAAGGTCACCATGCAGGTGACCGCGACGAGCCTCGGGGCGGCGCAGGACCAGGCTCTACAAGACCTGATCAATGGCCAGCTGCAGGCTGGCTTCCACGCGATCTACACGTTCACGTGATCACGCCTTGGCGCTTGAGCTCGCGCCGTAGACCACGCAGCAATGACCGACCCGGCGAAGTCGTTCCTACGGCGGGACAAGCCCGGGCTCCGAATACGGAGACGTCGCGATGTTCGCGTCGCGCACGTTGACGTCGTCAACCCCGCCGATCGCCACCAAGCGCAGCATGTAGGTGCGGGGGTAAGACCCCGCGTCGACCATGTCGATCGCCCCCAGCTTGAGCTCGAGTTCCTCGCCCGCAAGAACCGGTCCGTAGATCAGGTAATCGACGACGTCGGGGTAGAACTCTGGGCCCCCGCCATCGCCCCGCCGGATCTCGATCCCGATCAGCCCGGGCCCCGAGCGCTTGGCCAGGCAGCGAGCTCCGACGCTCACGCGGTAGCCGATACGCAGCCGGGGCGTGACCTGGGTCTGCGTCAAGAGCACGAATTCGGAGGCCATGAGCAGACGGTATCACGGGGCTGCGCGGTCCGGTCTAGCCAGGCGCCCGCTCGAACTCGACGACGTCACCGCCAGGAGCCGCGTCCGGCTTGTCGTCTGGAGCTGGGCCGAGGAAGTTCTTTCGCGCCTCCTTCCAGACGCTCGCCGGCACGCCTGGGTCACGGCCGCGGACCTGGCTGGGCACCTGCTCGGCCTCGACTGGCCGCCTCACTGGCCCGCCGAGCACGCCAGAGCTCACCGCTGCGATCGCCACCGCCCGGACCTGAGCTGGCTGCGACGAGTCCTTGCTGAGCAATGCCATCTCCGCAAGCCACTCGGCTGGCGTGGGCGGACGCGCCGTCGTGTAGGGAGACTCTGGCTCGGCAGCTGGAGATCGGCGGGCGACTGCGAGCTCTTTCCCCCGTACATCGAGCACGTCTGGGTCCACGGTGCTCGACGGCGATGGTGCCGCTTCCGGTTTTGCGACCGAGTCCGTAGCCGGCTCTTGCTCGAGAGCCTCGGGTTGGCCAGGCTGGCCAGGCTGGGTGGGCTCTTCATGCTGCGCGCTGACCAGGCCGCCGGGGGTCCACGTCCGCACGAGCAAGTCGAGCGCGGATCGCTCCGCTGGCGACGTGCCGCTGCTCAGAACTGCAGCTCGATCGCATGCCGCGGCAAACCCGGCCAACCCCTGTCGCCACCGAGTGACCGTCTTGCGGCTGATCCCGACCTCGGCCGCCGCGTCCTTTGCTGTGAGGCCAGACCCGACAAGGCGCAGGATCTCCGATGGTCGCGTGTCCGTGGGCTCGAGCTTCACAACCACATCGTAACACCGCGTGGGACACAGGGGACACAAGGGACACGCCGGGTTTCACGCCGGGGGACACAAGGGACATGTCGAGGGACATCGGCCTCTGAAGCATAGCTAGGTGGCCGATGTCAGCGAGATACCAACCGTCGCGCCTTGCTGGTCAGGTTGCCGCGCTCGCCCGGTTTGTGGGTGATGGCAGTCCTCCTCGGTCGCTACCATGTCGAAGGATCGGAGCGCCTTGCGCACCTGCTTCGGCTTGGGCCGCTTGCCGCTGCTGGAGATCGAGACGATCCACTGCGGGCCCTCGCCGACGCCATCGGGGTACTCGGCGACGACGAGTTCGGACAGCGCGACGATCGGGCCGCACCGCCAGGCGCTGGCCGTCGGGCCCGGGGCGCCGGTCGGCCAGGGGATCGGGGTCCACTCGGGGCCGGGGCGCTTCTCGCTGGTCATGGCCCGGCAGCTCGCCGGACGAGATCAAGACCCTGCTCGAGCGCGAGATCATCCGGTGAGCCGCCGTCAACGTCGACGATCATTGACCGTACGCGGACGCCGTTGAGCTGGCGGACGTGTTCGGGGCTTCGCTTCTCGCGGTTCACAGCTCGATCCAGTCGTTGGCCAGGACGTCGGCCGTGCTCGCGTTCCAGCCGGGCTGCTCGAGGCCAGCAGCCGTGTGCAGGACGATGCAGGGCTCGCAGCTCGGGAAGCTGACCAAGTAGAGGTGCATGCCCTTTCCGTTCCAGCCTTGCCGTTGGACGCGGCCGCCGGCCTTGAGGATCGTGATTGCGTCGCCGAAGTTGAACATGGTGAGCTTTGTCGAAGTTGAGGGGCGGGTGTTTGAGGGGCGGAGAGCCTGGGTCATGTGCGGTTCGTCTCCTCGCTGATCGCCGCGCCGGCCGAGCGCCATCCACGCGGATGTGCGCTCGTAGCCGAGCTCCTCGCGGTCGCGGGGGAACCCGCGCCACTCGGGCTCGGGCTCGGGCTCGGTGTCGAGCTCGCATGGAGACCCGATGGCGTCGCTGTTGGCCATCTCTGCCCGGTCACGTTCTGCGCGAGCGTTGGCGAGGTCGAGCCGCGCGGCTGTGAGCTGCGCGAGCACGACAGCCATCGCGCCGCGTGCGGCCATCCGTTCGATGTCATCGGCGCTGGTGAACTCGCAAAGTCGAGCGGTCAGGACATCGTGATGCGCGTCGATGCGCTCACCAGCTCGCCCGTAGCTGGTCACGAACGTCTCGTGGTCGATGTTCTCAGCTCGCAGAACCGACCACTGCTCAGGCGTAGGTTCTGCGTTTCCGGCCTCCAAACTCAGCTGGGTATGGTCCGCCCATGCGCGGGCCTCGGGAGTGAGCGCGCTGGCCACGAAGCGCTGGCCCTCGATGAAATCCGATTGGCCATTCGATCGGGCCAGGTGAAGATCGGCCTCGAGCTGCGCGGCGGCCTTCGAGAGTTCGGACCGGCGCATGGCGTCGGCGAGCAAGAACTTGGCCGCTTGCGCCATCGCCCGTCCAGCTTCTTCGAGGGCGTCCATCGCATCATCCACGGCCGCCGCAAGCTGACGACGTTCTTCGAGCATGTCGAGGCCATCGAGGTCGCGACTGGCCATCAGCTCGTGACACTTCTTGATGGGCGGCAGCTGGGCCGGCGGATCCTCAATGAGGCCCTTGTGCCCTCCGAGATGGACCATCTTCGTCTTGATGATGAACATGACCGTTCGCTCGTTGTAGTTGCTCGCGAGCCTGTCTCGGGCCTCGTCGGCCATGCCTTCGGGAACCCAGTCGGGCACCTCGTCTGGGGAGCTTGCGGTGGCGATGGCGAAGGTGACGTCGGTTGTCATGCGGGCGCAATCTGCTCACGCGCCGGTCGATTCCACGCGCTCGACCTGGGCCATCCAGTCGACCGCGACCAGGCCGTTGCCGCGCGCTGGCAGCAGATCGATCAAGACTTGGTTGCGCCAGGCCTGGGATGGCAGCCAGCACGTCGCGTCGTCGCGCTCGTGGTTGTTGACGTCGAAGACCCAGCCGGGCCCGTAGGCGCTCTGGGTCCAGTAATCGCGGCTGCGGAAGAACACCCGGCGGTAGGCGATCGCGTGGCGGTAGGTCGCGGCCGCCCGCGGCACGCTGTCCCAGGGCCCGCAGAACCGCAAGAGCACGATGACCGGCTTGCCCTCGAGGTCCTCGGTGGCGGCGGACATAGCGTGCCATAGGTCGAAGACGTCGGTCGGCCCGATCGGCTTCGACCTCTGGCGGACGATCCGCCCGCCCGCGCTCGGGATCGCAGCTCGAAAGTCGCGCACGCCCATGTAGCCCTTGAACTTCCCGCTGCTCGAGACGGCCCCGCGCACACGGTCGATGCCCACCCCGAGCGCAGCGGCGATGGCTCCCGGGCCACAGTTCGCCCCCCAGCTGGCGCACGCGCCGTCGAGGCCGACGACGGGCTTGAGCTCGACGATCGGCGCGTCGGTCATGGCGCCGCCATGGGTTCGGCCCCGTCCAGCCGGCGGCGAGAGTCAGCCCCGAGTTCGGCCCAACGGTGCCGCTCGCATGCTGGCTTGCTCGGTGTCCGCGGGTCGCCGCCAGGGATCGCGCGCCCGGCCGCCGGGGCGTCGCAGGCATAGCAGCGCCAGACGAGCCGGCCGTAGATCTCCCTTCCACACCCGGACCAACGCGCGTAGCTGAGCACGCGCTCGCCCGCGATGGCCTGGTCTACGTGCTCGTGCGCCTCGGCGAGCTTGCGCCACGCGAAGCCGCTCTCGCTGCACACACGCTCGCCGGTTGGCGCCAGCGCGTACCAGGGCCAGTGCGCGGTGGGGTGCCCGCAATGGCGGATCTGCCAGCCGCTCGGGTGCGAGTCGTAGCGGCCGACCTTGCCCTTGCCGTGCTTGGTCCAGTCGGTCATTCGCTCGGGCTCGCGGCGGCAAGCTGCTCGAGAAGCGCCCACGGGGTGAGGCCAAACATCGGCGCGACATTGTTGATGAAGCGCGCCGTCTCGCCGCGCTGCACGCCGTCATCGATCGCATCGTCCCAGGTGAGCGCGACCTCGACCCCATCCCTTGACCAGATCGTAGTGCCAGGTGTTGGACCGGTGCTCGCCTCGCAGCGCTCGCGCAGCCAGGCGTTGCGCGTGGCCGCGGTGACCTTCGCCTGAGCGACGTCGCTGGAGTTGATGACGACCCGCGCACGCAGCCGCTCGAGCTCCTGGTCGCGCTCGTCGTGGCGCTCGGCCTGGTCGCGCTCACTCGTGCCGTCAGACTTCGTCTCGTAGAGGTAGCCCCAGCCGTGATCGCGGGCGACGTCCGCATGACCATCACCCATCGGACCACAATCGCTGCTCCCGGCGAGCTCACAATAGAGCCGGCGAGCCTCGTCGCGTTCGGCGATCGTGACAGAACTGGTCCGCAGCGTATCGATCTCATCTAGAAGCGCGAGCACACCGTGAGGGCCGATCGCCAGGACCTCGACAGCCCATGCTGGCACGTTCGCCGCGATGACCTCGATCTCGTGACCATCTTTGAAGAGAGCAACGTTGGCGACACCTTGGCGGCGTCGACATGTCCACTTGCCACGGCTGGCGAGTTGCTCGCAATGCTCCCGCAGGCTGCTGTAATCTGTTTGTTGAACTTCGTTCGTGGTCGCCATGTCGATCCCCAAGCCCGGCCTGGAGGCGCGTATTCCTCACCCTGCGCGCCGCAGCGTCATCGAAAGTCGCCCACGAACCCCGAGCGGCGAGAACAACCCGGCGTCGACCACCCGCTCGATCGAGTGAAGTGCAAGCCGGGTGTCGTCCTCGAGCACGGTGACGTCGCCGCTCTCGAGGAGCGCGCGGTGGATCGGTGCGCCAGCGAACCGGCGCACCGTCCACGACGCCGCGTCGCCCAACGAGATGGTCACGATCGGCTGGGTCCGGTCGCGCTCGCTGAGATCGACGTGCTCGCCCAGGCGTGCGCCGGGGGCGTACCAGTTGATGATCGCGCAGTCCCAGGTGAGCTCCCGGCCGATGACGCGGTTGGCGATCTCGGTCCACTCGGCGGGGATCGGCGGCCACGGATTCCCGCGCGAATCGGCCCGGCTATAGTGGTAGGCGCCGTCGCCCACCCAGCCGAGCTCGCCGGCGCAGGTGACCTTGACGCTCATGGCCAGGCCGCCGCGAGCGACGGGCTGGACGAATGGGGACGCCGCGGCGACGGCCCTGACCTGCTCGACCAGGCGCCGCTGGACGTCGAGCTCGAGCTTGGCGCGGATGGACTCGAACGCGAGGTTCATGCGCGCGCAAGTCCAAACCCGAGCCGGTGATTCCAATCGACTGGTTGCGTGGAAGCGAACACCGTCAGGCGATGTCGTGCGCGCATGACGAAGATCGACAAGAGGATGATTCGCGAGTTCGCGCTCAAGGGCGTGCGCGTGGTGGGCGACACGGCCGACGTGCTGGTGCAGCTCAACAAGGACACTGGCCCGATCGGCTTCGTGGCGGTCGGTGCGAAGCTACTATCAAAGGCGATCGACAAGTTCGACCGCGCGCCGCTCAGCGGGTGGCGCTCAGTCCCGGGAGCAGCTCCGCTCGAGCACTTCCTTCTCCAGCTTTGCATCGCCCACCACCTCGTCGCTCCCGAGGGCGAGAGCAAGAAAAACGAGACGGTCGTGGCGGGAGTCGTCAACGGCGTCCGCGTCGCGTGGGTCGAGTACGAGCGGTGGGTCGATGGTCCGTTCACGGTCGGCGATCCTGACGAGGCCATCGCTGCGCTCCGGGCATTCGCCTGGGAGGCGATGGGATCCGCGGTGAAGTTCCATCAGCCCGCGATCGGACCGGCGCAGCTCCAGGTTGACCCGATCACCGAGACGCTGCCGAGCGGGACGGCCGAGAGGATCTGGCTGCGCCAGCTGCCCTATCTCGCCAAGGGGTACATGTGCTCGGTCTTGCTGGTGGGCGAGCCCGGAACGGGCAAGAGCAACATCATCCGGCACGTGGCGAACAAGGCCGGTGGCCACCGGCTCCGGGTCCGAGCTCGATGCCCGCCGAGCAGCCCCTCGTCGAGCTCCCAGGCGAACAGCTCCGCGAGCTCGTCGACGCCTACCTGCTCGAGCACGACACGACGGTCGGCGGGCTGGCTGAGCTCTGCTGGCCGGATCTGTCGGGGGCCTCGAGTGAGAAGAAGCTGCGGAGGCTCATACCCTCGCCACCCCTGGCCCGCGGCTGACGCCCTCGAAGCCGTGTGCCGCGAACTCGGTGTCGAGCTTCGGCTAGAGTTTAGGCGCCGACGCTGACATCGAGGGTCAGGCTGAGCTCGAGCTGGGTCATCCCTTGGGGTCGGTCCTGCACGCAGATTCGGTCTGGATGATGCGGTCGATCTCGGCGCGGTGATTCTGCTGCTCGAGCTTCAGCTCGGTCGTCAGCGCGGCGATGCGCAGCAAGGCACCCGCAAGCAAGTGAGCACCCGCAGCGTAGTAGGCATCTTCGAGTTCACCCTCGAAGTCATCGCTGGATGCCAGCTCCATCGACAAGGTGTCGATCATGTCCTCGGCGCGCTTCGTGTTGGTCAGCTCGTCGCTCATGTCCGCATGACCGCAACCGACGCTCAGCTATTTCACCTCGCCTGGAATGCCAAGGACATCCGCCGGTTGGTGAATCGATGGATAACGTCACCTACGACATCGACCACGCCAACGTCACCAGGGCTCTCGCCAAGGTGCTCAACATCGAACCGAGCCAGATCGACCTGGTTCCGCTGACCGAAGAAGAAGGCAGCGCGGTCAAGGCCGTCGTGAGGACGGATCTCGCCACGGCTGGGAAGATCGAGCGCAAGCTGAAGAAGCTCGCGCTCGCGGTGGCCGAGGCCGAAACTCAGGAGTAGCCAAGTGCGACAGGTCGCACCAGGAATGGAGCCTGAGCCACAGAGGTAGTCCTGTTGATGTCGCCTCGCAAGATGCTCCACCGAAGTCACCAGCTGGCTTCTGAGACATGCCGAGACGGGGAGGACCCTTACCCCGTGATCCTTGTGGATACGGCTACGAGGCTCGAGTCAACGCGGTTCTTTGCAGCGAGGTCGTACGCTCATGCAGAGCAGAAGGCACGCACTTGGTGGGCGTACAGGCGGAAGAGCATCAAGTGAATCCGTCGGACTCACAACCACAGGATCGACGCGAGGTCGCGGTCATCACTGGCGGTAGGGACCGGACCCCCACGCTGGCGGAGCTCGAGCAGCTCGAGGTACTCCTTGCTGGCATCGGCGCCCGCGTGGTCCGGCATGGAGCCTGCCCGCCCAAGAAGAACGCCCGCGGCGAACTCGTCGGCAGCACCGACACGCTCGTTGCGGGCTACCTCCGAGCGCGCGGCTGGGATGTCGAATCGTGGCCGGCCGACTGGAAACGGCACGGGCGCCCTGCTGGTCCGATCCGCAACCGAGACATGATCTCGGGTCGCCGGCCAGGGCAACTGGTCCCGGACCCGCGCGCCGACGTGGTGATCGCGTTCGAGGGCGGCGCGGGCACGCTTGACTGCCGCGTCGCTGGCTACGAGGCCGGGCTGGTCGTGCACCACATCTGGGCCGTCGCCGAGCCGCGCCCGTGGAATTCGCACCACGGCACCCCGCCGGGACCCGCGCTCTACTGCGGCCGGCCGTCGCCCGCGGGGAACCCGTTCAAGTTCAAGCCCGGCCCCGACGAGTCTCGAGCTGACGCCGTCGTAGCGTCGCTCGCTTCGTACCGGGCGTGGCTGCGTGGCAAGATCACCGCGGGGCCTGACTTCGACCGCGCGGTCGTCGACTACCTCGAGCAGCTGACGCCGGCCCACTACGCCGTCTGCTCGTGCTGGCCAGCTCACTGCCACGTCGAGGTCGTGATCAAGGCGTGGCGCTGGCTCCGACGAAGGCGGAAGTGACCGCGGCTCCGAGCGGGTGGAATACCCGACCGGCGGATGGCTTTGGGCGGGTCGATGGCCACGATCAAATGCAGCAGCGACCTCGTGCTGGACCACGAGGTCAAGGTCAAAAAAGTGGGTTCTGTACTGGTCCGCAGGCACGTGTGCCGAACTTGTCGCGATGCCGGCCCAGACGCAGCAGCGTCGTGCAGCGCCAGCGCCTGGTTCTCCGACGCGGTCGCCCCGCGGAACCTTGACGGTGGTCGTCCACGGCGGTAGACCAGAGCTGCGTGGTAGAGCAGTTTGGTAGCTCGTCGGGCTCATAACCCGAAGGTCGTCGGTTCAAATCCGGCCCTCGCAAACACCAACAACCTAGAGCGCCGGCTGCCGATCGATCGTAGGCAGCCGGCGCTTCTTTCATATGCGGAGTTGGTCTTGCGTGGATCGAGGCGGGAATCTCTCGACGATTGCGATGCTTGGGCTGTCATGACCAAGCCCAAGAGCAGGCCAAAGCCGTACGCCGACACGAAGGTCGGCGTTGATAAGTCGCGCACCGACATCTCGAAGCTGCTCGAGCAACACGGAGTGACGGCGGTCCAGTGGACCACGACGCCACCGCATCGCTCGATACTTCGCTTCCAGTTCATCCACGCCGGCATCACCATGATGGTGCGGTTGGTTGTCGATCCGCCACGACAGGGAGACCCGCTCCAGCGTGGGTTGAGGGGCGACGCAGCCGACAAGCACTGGAAAAAGCAGGCGATGCGGCTGCATCGGACGCTCTATTGGGCGGTGAAGTCGAAGCTCGAGGTGATCGAGAGCGGCCTGGAGTCTCCGATCGATGTCTGGTTGCCAGCGATCGAGAGCGGACAGCAGACCTTCGCCGAGCGGATCGTGCCGAACATCGCCGACTTCGCCGAGGCCGACTACTCAGTGGGCGGGATCCTGGCCTTGCCGGCGGCGACGGTGACCCGATGAAGACTGATAAGTCTGGTCCGCACGTGGGTGAGCTTGGTCAATCCGCCATGCTCACCCACGTGCGAGCCGAGTTCCTGCGCCAGCTCGAATCCGCCGAGATGGCTGGCGCCGAGGTCGAACTGGTGTTCTCCGGGGAGCTCGATGCCGGGGATCCGCCTGGTCATCACTTCGCCCGCGGGGTTCCAACCGTCGACGGCTGGTTGGTGCAGCTCACGAACGAGGGCCGCGAGTCGTGGTGGTACCCGGTGCTCAGGCGCCTCGATGGGGATCCACCCGCGATCGTCGGGGTCAGGCTAGTCGGGGAACCCGGGCGGTTGACGCTGCTGAGTGACGTCGCCCTTGCCGATCTGATCGGGCTTGAGGCGGCGAAGCTGGCGACGCCGAACGAGCGCGCGCGCGAAGCCATCGCGCGGCTGGGCATCAACACATCCGACTTCCCCAGCGTTGCGGAACTCGCCAAGCGCGACGCCGACCTCGACGGGCAGCTGGCCGATCACCAGCTCGAGCAGGCGCTCAAGCTCGCGGAGGTGGCGATGCAGTTCGGACAGGTCCTGCGCACGACCGAGCACCCCGACGGCCAGCCCGAGAGCGACACGACACACACGGTGATGCTCGGGCTGCTCGCCATCGAACTCGCTCCGAGCGAGCTCCGGCGGGCGCAGCTGCTTGGCGCGGTGCTCGTCCACGACCTGGTCGAGACCTACGCCAAGGACACGTGCACGGCCTGGGGGCTGACGGACGGGGAGCGGGAGCACAAGGCGGCGCGCGAGCAGGCCGCGCTCGAGCAGCTGCGCGCGCTCGGGCTTCCGCGGATCGTCGAGCTGATCGAAGACTACGAGCGCCAATCGACGCCCGAGGCACGCTGGGTCAGGTACATCGACAAGATCTGCCCGAGGCTGACGCACCTGCTGAATCGCGGCTCCGCTCTGCGGTCGATCGGGATGACGCGCGAGGACATGATCTCCAAGCACGCAGAGCAAGCGGCCGAGCTCGTCGAGATGTACCCAGAGCAGGCGCACGCTCGGGAGCTCTACGCCGCCGCGACCGAACGCTGCGAAGCCGAGCTCCTCGGTGACCAAGCCCCAACGCGAACCGGGGGCCATTCGTTCACCATCGATCAACTACATTCACAGCCAAGGACCGAAATGAACCCGCCACAATTCGCTATTGATCGCGCCGTCCGGCTGGCCAACACATCGCCGTGCTGCAAAAGCAAGCGCGGAGTGGTCATCTACAAGCCAGCCATCTACCGGCCGGACAACACGCCGCAGCTCATCAGCGGCGGGCACAACTCCCCGCCTCGCCCCCTTGGTTGTGACGGATCACCCGCGTGCATGGCCAACTGCGCCAAGCTCTGCGAGCACGCCGAGATGGAGGCGCTCCGGGACATGACCGCGCACTACCTCGACCAGCTCGAGCTCCTGCATGTCAAGACCGCCGACGGCCAGCTCGCCGTGTCGGGCGGTCCATCCTGCTGGCAGTGCTCGCGCAGCATTGCCCGCGAGCGCCGGGTCGCGGGCGTCTGGCTGTTTCACGACACCGGCTGGCGGCGATACACCACGGAAGAATTCCACAGGCTCACGCTCAAGGAGTGTGGGCTTCCGATCATCGAGGAACAGGATGCCTGACCGGCGAGACGACCCAGCAAGCCCGAGCTCTAGCAAGGGTCGCGCGCGGATGAACCGACTGCGCAGGCGGCTCGCATGGATCGCGGATCGTGACGGCGACCACGACCGCGCAGAGGCGAGCGCCCTTCGCTGGGCCCTGCGCCTGCTCGAGGAGCTGGGCGCCGAGGACCAGCGCGCGCTGGTCAAGGCCCACGGGAGCACAGGCCCGGCTTCGCAGCTGGAGAGGACATCACCATGAATGACGCCGTCACGCTCCAACTCGCGGGCCCCGACTGGCTCAAGGCTGGCGGGATCGGGGTGCTCACGAGCGCGGGCAAGACCATCGTGATCAAGGACGCCAACGCCAACGTGCTCCTGTTGGACGGCGCCCCGCTGCTCTTCGCCAACATTGGCGATCCGCCCCCGACTGGAACCGAGGTTCGGTGCTCGACTGCGACGCCGATCGTTGGCCGATTTGTCCGGGCGGAGCTGATCGAGTCGGCCCCGTCGCGGGCGCCTCTGTACTTTTGGGTGCTCAGCGAGACCCGGCGCGAGGCCGGTTCGTGAAGTACGTCGGGAGCGCCATCATCGGAGCTGCGGTCGGTGTGCTGGTCGGGCTCTTCGTAGTGTGGGCATGAGCACGCTCGACTGGGATGACTACGAGCGCGACGCCGAGGACGTCCGCGCCGATCCGGCCCGCGCGGCGAGGTAATGGGGCTACTGGACCGACTTCGACGGCGACCAGCCGCCTCGACCACGACGGGCCCCTACCGCGCGCCCGCGGCCATAGACCCCATCGTCGAGCTCAGCGCCCTGATCCGCGGTCAATCTCTGCGGGTGCGCGCGCTCGAGCGCCAACTCGTCAAGGGCGGAATCACGCCAGCGCTGACCCCAGATGGCGGCGAGTTGCTCGAGGTCGCAGAGATCCTGGAGAGCCTCGCTCGCTGCGAGGGAGTCCCGAGCAAGCACAACACCATCGGCCTCGCCCATCTCGGCGAGCTCATCCGTGGGCTCGCCGAGTGGACCGAGTAGCCCACGTTGAGCTTCGTTGTCACCGCGGCGTCGCAGGGCGCCGCGCGCGACCAGCGGCTCAGGAAACTCATCAATAGCCAGCTGCTGGCTCGCTGGCTCGCTTTTGCGAGTTCATGTGACTGGTCTGCTAGAGTGGGCTCATGGCGAGTTCGACGCTCATTCGCCGGATCAACCTCACCACGGGGTTCGTTCGCGATCAGAACTGGACCGACCCAGCGAATCCGATCCCCGACACGGTTCGACCGATGCGAATCTTGAGGCCGGAAGTCTCGTTCGCCTTCGTCGGCAAGGCTGGGACCCAGGTGGACGCGGCGGGCCAAGACGTCGGATCGCTGGCCATCAACGCGTGGGTCGCCACCGAGATCGACGGCGCTATCGTCCGGGGGCTGGACATCGAGGAGAGGGTGAGCGTGAGCCTCAGCGCCAGGATCTCGGTGACCGCTCAAGGCCTCACCCCCGGGTCTACAGCGTGGCTGAACATCGAAAATCTCGCCAACGTCGGCGTGCTGCCTGCGCTCTGGGTGTACATCTTGTCGGGAGCTCGGCTGCTATGATCCCGTCAGGCGGACTCCTGAGCCCACCTCAGATCGATACTCTGAGGACGAGCCTGGCTCGCAACGAGGGATCGCATCCGGCGTTTGGCGAACGCCTCGCCATCCCGAACAACACCACCGCTGATGTGTGGGCCGGAGTCGCTACCAAACGTCCCTTGCCTCTCGCTCCCAAGCCAATGTTCGTCGTCTCCTCGAGCGCAGGCGACACGTTCGGAGTCAGCGGTGCTCAGCTCGTATTGGTCACGTTCATCGATGAACTAGGAGATTGGCGTAATTCCGACCTGCTTGTCATGAATGGGCTGTCCAACGTGGCCGTGACCTACAAGCCGACCGACGGAATTCTTGGCCGGGCAAACAGGCCACCGACCCCACCGACCCCACCGAGCGGTTCGTCGGTTCCAGCATCGGTGTTTCGTGTCCAAGATGCGTCAGTCGTGACCTCGCTTGGCGCGACCGAAGATGCGCCTAGCACGAACAATCTGGGGAACGTCGACGTCCGCGATGGCGGTGGGAAGGTATTCGATCGGATCCCGATCGGGGCAGGGCGCTCGCGATCGGCCTCGTTCCACTGTCCACGTGGGCATGCTGCGAAGCTCACCTACGCGCCGTTCGGATCTGCACTCGGCCGAGGCACAGCCTTTATCGGCACAAACTTTGGGCTTGGGACGGCGTGGTCCATCTTGCCTGTCAGCTCGGTCGAGAACACCACCGCGCTGTTCGATTCGGACGCGGCCGTGACGAGGATCGTTGAGCGAACCGACGTGCAAGGGATCGTCAAGGTCGGGTCCAACAACATCGACGTACAATTTATGATGCAGTTCCGCCTCGAGCGTATGCTCTGAGCCCCGCACGGATCGCCGCGTGAGCTGTTCGCGGCGGCCATGGAATGACACAGCTTGGTGCTCGGTCGCCGATGGCATGCTGACCAAGCTTGCGGAGGCGGACTGATGTTGTGCGGTCGCTGCCAGTGTTTGATTCTCGATGGTGAACGGGTCTGGCGATCAGCGCCCGGGACCAGCGAAGCGAAGGTGCAAGAGCACTTCGATCCGCGTGAATGCATCCTCGCACTCCAACGGGCGGCATCGGAGGCGCGCCTCGACCGAGCCAGCGAGATCGGTGCGGCGGAGAAGCAGCTCGCGGAGGCGAAGGCGGAGATCCGGCGCTGGAAGTCCCGCGTGATGCCGGGCGGCGCCGAGGTGCGCGAGGCGGGCGTGACCGCTCAAGGCGCGCTCGCCTGGATGCGCGAGCGAGCGGGGATGCCCGACTCAAACCTGACGTCACGATCGGGGGACGACTACACGGCCTGGGTGGCTGAGGGCGACGAAGAGATGGCGTTCGTCTCCACCGATACCGACGACGCGTGGAGCGTCGCCAAGTTGATCGAGTTTGCCCACGACGCCACGGGCATCGACCAGTGGGTGATCCTCGCCGGGATGGCGGCGCGGTCATGAGCAGCGAGGCGTCCGCCGGCTCGACGCTGGACATCCTGGTGCGCGCGCCAGTCAGCGCTGGCGAGCAGGTGCTCGCGCGCGAGGTGAAGCGCCTGCGCGCCGAGCTGGTCGAGTCTGGTCGAGCGATGATCTCGGCGGGCACTCACGTGTTCCGCCAGCAGCACGCCGGCACCCACGATCAAGATCGCTACGATGCGCTCGCGTGGTGCGATGCCAACACCGTGCGGTGCGTCTGCGACAAGTGTGCGGCGGCGTGGAAGCGCGGCGATCCGAGCGAGGTGAGGCCGTGAACCTCAATCGCCTTCGTCCTCCACCCGGCTGCGATGAGATCGGGATGCTGTTGGCGGAGTACGCGAAGTACGAAGATCCACCAAGCCGCCGCCCAGCGTCCAAGCCCTACACGCGGAGGATGGGATGATCCGACCCAACGCGCCGCGACAGCAAGCCCGACGACTGCGCGACTTCGGCTCGCGCGAGCGCATCTTGGTCATCAACGCGATGCCCTGCGTCTGCGCCGGCAAGCACCCCGAGTGCACGGGCGGCTGGTCGGAGCCGAGCCACATCGTCAGCCGCGGCGCGGGCGGGCGCGCGGCGGACATCGTCCCGATGAGCACCGGCTGTCACGCAGCCTGGCACCATGGGCGCGCGAGCTACCTCGATCAGCTCGGGCTCGACGACGACGCGATGGCGCGCGCGGCCGTGGAAACCGACAGGCAAGCCGAGCTCGAACTCGAGGCGCAGCCATGAAGTCGGAGGCGGATAAAATGACCAAGTCGGAGGCGGACCGAAAGACGGCAACCGAGCAACGGCTTGCTCGACTTGGCTGCGGCTGCGGGTGCCCCACTTGCCGCCTGGCTCACTCCACGCGGCGAGCCATTGGCAATGGAAGGTTCACCGATTGCCGTGGTCGCGTGTGGGAGGACCCACCGTTTTGACACTCCGCGCCCCGGCCCCGTACTACGGATCCAAGCTGCAGGCGGCCCCGCTGATCGAGCAGCTCATGGGGCCGATCAACAACCTCGTGATCCCCTTCGCGGGCATGCTCGGCGAGCTACTCGGCCGGTCCGCCCCCGCGAAGGTCGAGACGATCAACGACGCAGACGGGCTGATCGTCAACGTCTGGCGCGCGATCACCTACTCGCCCGAGGATACCGCGGAGCTCTGCGATCATCCCGTGCACGAGGTCACCCTCCATGCAGCGCACGACCTGCTCGTCGCACGGGCGCATGAGCTGCCGGACCTGCTGCGCAGCGACCCCAAGGCCTGCGACATCGAACTCGCGGCGTGGTGGATCTGGGGCGCCTCGGCGTGGCTGGGCTCGGGCTGGTGCCGGGAGCCCAGCCGCAAGCGGCCGGCGCTCGGCGGTCAGGGCAACCGGCCGCACCAAGGTCGAGGCGTCGTCAGGCGCACGACGCGGAAGATCCCGCGGGTCGGAGGTCAGGGTCAGCGTCCCCACTATGGGCTCGGCGTTGCCGGCCGCGGAGGCGCTGCAACCCACCGGACCCGGCCGCAGCTGAGCCACGCTGGCCACGGCGTCACGCCGCGCCAGATGCCCATGATCTCGGGCAGCTACACCGGGCACCCGGCCCACGGCAACGGGATCCACAGCGGGACCCACCGCGAGGCCCTCGTCGTCTGGTTCGTCGAGCTCGCGCAGCGGCTCCGCTGGGCCAGGATCATCTGCGGCGACTGGCGGCGGGTCCTGACCGTGTCGGTGACGACGAGCCACGGCCTGACCGGCGTCAGCCTGGACCCGCCCTACTGCCACAGCCTGCGCAGCTCGAGGCTCTACCGCGTCGACGACCCGGCGATCAGCGCCGAGGTCAGGGCCTGGGCGCTCGAGCACGGCGCCAACCCGCTGCTGCGCATCACCCTCGCGGGCAAGGGAAACGAGCACGACGAACTGCTCAAGCACGGCTGGTCGAAGCACGTGTGGCGCAAGGACGGCGAGACGATCTGGGCGTCGCCGCATTGCCTCGCGCTCGACGACGGTGGCGACGGCCCGCTCTTCGCTGGATGCTCATGATGGAATGCACCCGCCGCAGCCGATGTGCAGGCGGGCATGATCGTCACGATCCACGACAAACGCGAGGCCATGCAGTGGGAGGGTCGCCAGGTCCGGCTTGGTCATCGAGCCATCCCGAACCACTTCATCATGAAGGCTGACGGAATCTTGCTCGGTTACGATGAGAACGGCATCTGCTGGGCGCCGCACGTTGGTCCCCTCAAGGTTCTGGATGAGAGGATGGAGGCCGGCAAGTGCTACCGCCAGTATACCGACGACGTCGTCATCGAGGTCATCGAGGATGCAGAGCAACCTTCGATGCCTGCGCTCGACCAAGCCGCGGTTGACTGGATCGTGAAACGCCATGCCGAACTTCACGCTCTCGCCGATGAACTTGAGGAACGAGAACAGGTGGATCTCGCCGCGACGAAACGAGCGCGCGCCGAGGGGATGTCGGTCGCGCTTCGAAAGGTGCTGGGGCAGTGATGCTGACCATCGATAGCCACCGACGCGCGGAGAATGTCAAGGGGCAGCGCCATCGACCTGCGCTGGTCTACGTGAATGATGGCGGCGGAAGTCCAGGGCCAAGCGTCCTGGTCGACTGCCACGACATCGACCGCGCCAACGTCGTCGCCGATGCGATCGCCGAGGTTCTGCCCGATGCGACGACGGCGATCGGCCAAGCGCGCGCGCTGCAGTCCGAGGCCGAGGTCCGAGCTCGGCATGCATACTCGGAGGAACGCGACGCGAAGAGCCGCCTCGACGCGGTGCTTCACGGCCGGCGGATTCTGTACGGCGAAGCGCTGGTCCGCGTCACCGACGGCGAGGCGTGGCTGCTCGACCCGGTCAAGCAAGAGGCCGGCTTCGGGCTGCGCTACCCGTCGCTCGCCGACCTATGGCGGGCGCATCCTGAGCTGCGCCCGGTCCGGTGGGACGGCGGCGACCTGATCGTCGATGCCACGATCGCGTTGCCCGAGGTCTAGGGCTTTCGCAGCAGCACGATGACGGTCTCGACCATGGTGCCGCTCGCCTTGAACGCGCCCGCATCGACGGTCTCGACCTCGCCGCGCTGGGCCCCGACGAAGCGAGCCCAGTCCTGTCGCTTCTTGCTGCCGCCAGGCCAAGTCCAGCCCTTCGACATGACGCTCACCAGGCGACCGCCAGGACGCAAAAACGCCCACGCGTGCCGGACGTGCGCGATGTCTTGGTCCTTGGTGAAGGGCGGATTCATCACGACGACGTCGTAGATTGGGCTGGGCTCGACCTCGAGGAAGTCGACGGTGACGAGCTTCACCTGAAGGCCTGAAGGTACGATTCCGGCCTGCTGATAGCTGCTGACAAGAGCAGCTGATTCGAAGATCGCCGCTTCTTCGATATCGATCGCGTGGACGATCGCCGCTGGTTGGCGGCGGAGCACGGCGGCAATCAGCGCACCACCGCCACACGACGGCTCAAGCACGCGTTCGCCAGGCTGTAGGTCGACCTTCTCGACGAGCAGGTCAGCGAGTTCGAGCGGGGTGTAGAACGCCTGCAGCACGTTCTTCGTGTTGACGATCGTCCCGCTGTCGACCGCGAGCCCGAGCGCCTTGCGTGGGTCGTGTTTGAACAGGTGGGCCGCGGCCTTGCGGTTCCACTTCCCGCCCGCAGCTGCGAGCACCTTGTTGACCTGCTCGTAGAGCTTGCGCTCGAGCTGCTCGGGCGGGAGCACGACGCGGTCGCTGGTGATAGTCGCGCGCGAAAGGACGTCGCGGACAGCTGGGGGCACGTTGACTGAATTTGCCATGCCCGCCGAACCGGCCGAGCTTGAGGTTGTTCCACGCTCAAGCCTGGGCTGCGAGCATGCTGGAATCTCGCCAGGATCTCCGCGGTAGGCCAGCCCATGCTCTCACGACCCGAGGGATTCAACTTCGAAGCGGCCAAGGAGGCGGCGCATTCTGTGTTCTGCGAGGGCGAAACCGTCGCCGTTGACCCCGGTATGGGGGCGATGGCCATCCTGCTAGCTCAGCATCTCGTGCTCGAGTTGCATGTGCTCAACAAGATGCTCCCGCCCGAACGGCGCCTCGACCTATGTGAGAGCTGCGGGAGCCAAGCATGGACTCGCCCGTACCTTCCAGGCATCGAGTTCGAGATGGACTTCACGCGGCGCGTGTGCAGGACATGCTCGAAGGTGCGAACCGAGCCAGGCGAAGATGTCCAATGAAGATGAGCCCAACCGAGCGCCTCGAGCTCATGGAGCTGCGCAGGGCGGGGAGGTTCTTCAACCATCCAGAGGGGCCGATCGGCTTGCTGGACATCGGCTACAACAAACTGGCATTGCTCGGGCAACTCAAGCTCGACGAGTTCAGGTTCGCGCGTTTGCGTGAACTCGAGCAGCAGCAACCACCTCGAGACCCAGCCTGGGACGACACCATATGCGTGGTCGATGTCGACTGTGATCCGATTGCCAGCGCTCCAGCCGATGTCTCGATCCATCGATCGGCCTCGGTCAGCGGTGAGATCATCACGTTCGCGGGCGATGTCTTCGTGACCGAGCCGGCCCGGTTTTCGCTGGTCCCCTTCGAAGATCCGGAGAGCGAAGAGGAGATCGAGGCTCAGCGTCAGCGGCTCTGGGCTAAGATGGGGCTGGCCTAGGAATGACCGAGCCCATCGCTGGTAGGGCTCGCAATGCCTCGCGTCTACAACGTCGTCACGCTCTTCTCGGGTTCGGGATTCAAGACGCTGGGCATCTTGCGGGCGCGTGGAGCAGACGGCTCGCGCTTCCGCTCGATCGGTGCGTTCGACCTCGACCCGGTCGCGTGCAAGGACTTCGAACTGCTCACGGGCGCGCGCGCGCAGGTGCTCGACCTTGGCGCGGTCACGGTTGAGCAGCTGCGCGAGCGATGCGACGGCGTGCCTGACTTCGTCGTTGGCTCGCCCCCATGCAAAGCGTTCTCAGGTTGCCTTCCAGAGAAGTCGAGCAAGACCGAGCACTACCAGGCGCTCAATCGCCTGGCCCTTCGAGCCGTCGACCTAGCGATCGAGACGTGGGATCGCAAGCCGAAGATCATCGCGCTGGAGAACGTCCCGAGGATGCTGACGCGTGGAGCCGATCTGCTCGAGCAGATGAAGGTGCTGCTGCGCAAGGCCGGCTACGAGGTCGATCTTCGGGTCCACGACTGCGGGAAGATCGGCGGGCTCGCACAAAAGCGGGAGCGGGTGCTGCTGATGGCGCGGCTGCGCAGCTCGGCGCCTAGCCACCTGCTCATGCCGCCAGGTCTGGGCCTGCGCTCGATGGCCTCGGTGCTGTGGGAGCTGCCGGTGCCGGTGCCGGGCTCGACCGCCGGCGGACCACATCATCGGCTGCCACAGCTGGCGCCAATCAACTGGCTGCGGCTCGCCACGATCCCGGCCGGATACGACTGGCGCGCGATACCAGGGCGGGTGCATGTGGGGCTCGACGTCGAGCCCCGCTGCGGTGGCGATGCTCGAGGTCGGCAGGCTGGGCTCTACGGCGTCTGCTCGAGCGAGGGGCCAAGCCACACGATCGTCGCGGCCGCGCGCGCTGGCTCTCACAGCTGGGCTAGCGTCGACGATCCGCGCCTTGCAGCTCGAGCTGCTCGCCAGAACGGCGGCTACGGCGTCAACGACAGCAGTAGCCCAAGTCACGCGGTCGTCGCCGAGGGCTCGGTGCGCAACACCTGGGCGAGCGTCAACGACCCTCGGATCGACTGCTCGCCGCGCGCGGGCACGATGGGTGTCTTGGATGACGCTGGTCCCAGCAAGACGATCATCGGCACGGCGGACATCCACAACAGCGCCAGCGCCGTCGCCGATCCGCGCAGCCATTGCCACCGCCGCGAGGACTCGATCGGCGTCAGCGACCCCGCGCTGCCCTACAAGACCGCGGTCATCGGCCACCAGAAGGTCGAGAACAGCCCGAGCAGCGTCGCCGATCCGAGGCTCGACAACGGGCCAAGGCGCGGGAGCTACGGTGTCCAAGACCCAGCCGCGCCGAGTTCTACGGTGCGCGGAAATCACTCGGTGAGGCAGCCCCCCAGCGCCGTCGCCGATCCGCGCGAGCTGTTTGTCCCGGACCACGAGCTCGTCGCAGGCCAGGAGTGGACGGGGGATCGCGACGCCTGGACTGCCGGCGAGTTCTGGCTGGTCGGTCCCCGCGCCAAATTCGCCAAGGGCGGGCGCCCGACCCACATGGTGATCCGGGCGCCCGACGGCACAGTCCACAGGCCGATGACCACGGCGGAGCTCATGCGCCTGCAGGGCTGCCCGATCTGGCACATCCCCGGGGACCCGACCGAGATCCAGCTCTGGGATCCTCGAGGGCAGTTCGTGCAGCTCGAGGGGCCCGACTCGCTGGTCCGCGAGCACGTCGGCAACGCGGTCCCTGTTCAGGCCGCGCAGGCGATCGGCGGGGTGATCCTCGGCTTGCTCGACCTCGGCGCCGAGGAGAGCTTCACCTTGTCATCGGCGGGTGTCTGGGTCCAGGATCACGACGAGATTGCGCGATGAGGATCTTGCTCACCGGTTGCTTCGCGTGCGGCAAGCTCAAGCTGGCTTGGCGTCATGACGACGGGCGATGGCGTGGGGCGTGCCCGTGCGGCGCCTCGACTCGAGCATCATCGGGTGACGCGGCGAAGCTGGATGCGTGGGCGAACGCCAGCGCACCCGCGACCACACTCGATGTGCCCGGGGGCTAGATGCCCAGGCGGCCGTGGAATAGGTGAAGCCGCCAACTGTCGGCCCAGCCATGCATGAGCTCACAGACGTCTGCAAAGCGATCGTGATGACCAAGGGCGCTCTTGGAACCCTGGCTATGGTCTTGGTCTTTGAACAGAGCCCTCCACTGGCTAAAGACGCGCCGTCAACCGCCTGGCTGACATCGATGGTGACTGCGTTCGGGAACGGGACCGATGCGATCACATGGGGCCGACCCATACGGTGTATGGTCCGATTGGACGATAAAGGCGATGTTGCCGAACTCGGCAGCATCGGCGGGAGTAATTGGTTCGCGGTGCAAGAGCCCGCCGCCGCCGTGCTCAAGCGGGAGCAGCCCGCCGACCGAGCTCGGCGCTACCTGAACAAGCGAAGGGCGTTGATCGGCATGAAGGACATCGTCGGGTACAGCGACGACGACATCCTCGCCGACGCGCGTCACTATGGGTGGGTCGATGAGGGATGACCACATTGTCCGGTCCAGATAACGTGATTCCGTCAATGTCGCGTATATTGTTGATGTCGGCAGCATCCGGCAGAAAGACCAGACAATGACCATGTTCAAGCCAATCCGAACTTGCCCCTGTGGCTCCGGCAAAACATCCTGGGAACTCAAGGATGCCCAAGGCGTCTACTGCGGACGCGTCTGCGACAAGTGCGAGAAGGCCAAGCGCGCGCAGTTTCGCCCGGAGATCTTCCGCGGCTACAGCCAGGGCGACGTCGACGAACCGATCGAGCCCGACTGGTAGCTCTCACCCGGGGTCGCCTCACGGCGGTCCCGGACCTTCGGCTTGGGAATCGAACGGCCAGCAGGAATAGCAAGGGCCCGGCCACGTTGAGTGGGCGATGTCCGTCGAAACAAGGTTCATGTTCACACGTGGTCTCTTGCATCCCGTCGATGTTCAGGTCGGTACGCTGGCCCTGATCGAGTCCCACAAGGCGATGCTCGTCGAGGCCTTGGGGCTCGGTGACGACCCCACCGAGTGGCGTTGGGCGGTCCGCGACAAGTTCCGCACCCGCAGTGTCCCTTCGAGCCGCGGCCAGGACCTCGTGCCAGCGCGCGCGGAAGATGCTGGCCTGCTGACGGACAAGCACGTGCGAGCGATCGCCAGCGATCACCAGCACTTCGTAGACGAGATTTGGACCCGGCTGCTTCCCGACCAGGCCGAGCTGCTGGGCGGGGAGCGAGAGACCATCACCGTCGAGCATGCGGCCGAGTTCTGGCCTATCTGCTCGCTGCCGATCGAGGTCCCCTACTGGCGATGGACGGCCGAGCACTACCACGACCGCATGGAGCACGCCTACGAGGTCATGCGCGGGCGGGCGAGCGAGGGCGAGCACTTCGACGAAGATCCCCTCACTGTCCGCCAGGCGAACGCCGTGATCAAGGTGTTCTCTCAATGGATGGACGAGCACGACGTCCGGCTCGAGGTTCCCAATGGCCACGACGATCTCAAGCGGAGCGATACCGGCGAATACGAATGGTGCGAGCACTGCGGTGCGATCGATGAGGACGAGGTGCGGTGCAAGGCGTCTGTGTGCGAGCGCGGGAAGGACTGCCCGCTCCGCCAGGTCTTTTCCGACGACGAGTTCGATGAGGACGATGCCGAGCGCGAGGAGGATCGCATTCATCTTCCGGTTACGCATACACGATAATGTCTCGGATGATGTCTGGGAATCAGTCGCTATGAGCATCGGTCGCGGACGTCGTGCTTCATCACATTCGCATCGGAGCTATCCAATGAACGCCAAGTCGGGCGCCCAAAGCTTTGCCGTTCTCGCCTGGCTGGCGACGACGCTCGTCATGTTCGCCATCGTTGCGCGCATCTCGTGGACCGCCGGGCTGATCTTCGTGGTCGCGGCCGTGGTCGCGTTGGGGTGCACCATCTTGCTGTCGAGGCTTGGGTCGTGAGGATTCCACAGCGGGTCGTCGACACGACAACGGGGTTCGACGAGCAGCTCGAGCAGCTGCGCCAGGCTGCGGCAGAATCGGAGGCGATTGAGGATGCGGCGGCGGCCGTGCTCGAACAGGCAGAGGCCGTGCTCGATGTCGCCAGGGGACAGACGGCGGCGGCGTGCCGCGACCTCGACCGCTACATGCGAACGTCACGGTCTCGAACATGAACGCTGACGTTCTAGATGTGTTCCGCACGTGGGACACCCGCCAGCGACGATCACATGCTCGGGCCAACCCAGTCAGCTTATTGGACCGCCACCTCGCTCAGCACGAGTGCGTCAGCTTGAAGATCGGGTTCGTGCCTGGGCCAGAATGGAGTGCGACTATCGTAGGGAGCGTGGTGATGGTGACGCACAACACAGCGTGCGCGCGAAAGTGGATACTTGACGCGCTCACAGCTCTCCTGTGGGCTGCATGTGTCGAGTCGAGCTACAGCCACCCAATCGAGAGCGAACGCGATGCGCTGCCACGTCTCGTTTGCGAGCTTGCGCCGCGCGATCGCGCGCACTTCAGCGTGGTTGCCGAACTCGCTCGACCCGTTCGACGCGATCAGCTCGCCGTTGAAGCTGACCTCCTGATGACCACCGGCGAACCGCTTGGCGAGTGGATCGCTGCGTGGCTGCGGGGAGAGTGCCCGAGGTGTGATGGACATCCGAGCATTTGCGACCACGCCAGCGGGCGCTTCGAGGGCTACGGGTGCTCGGACTGTATGAACACCGGCCATACAGTCGCGGACCCGTGCCCCGACTGCCATGGCCACGGCGTCATGCTCGGCGCCCACGTCGACGCGATGGTGGAGATGCTCGACGCGGCCGAGGCCACATGAGCGAGCAGATCAGCCTGTTCGGCGCCGGCGTGGGCGAGCCCGTGACCACGCCGATCGTCGAGGGCGAGGCGCTCGCGTTCGTGCTCTCGTGCATCCCGACGATCGGTCACGCGGCGGGCACCTATCGAGCCAAGCTGCAGCGGCCGCTGGCGACGATGTATCAGCGGGATCCCGAGCTCGCGGGGATGTGGCGGCGAGTCAACGGGACCGCCCGAGAGCCATCCAGGCAGATTCACAAGGCGCACGGAGATGCTCGGTGGATGCTCGACTTCCTGCACTACGGCGCGCGCGGGTCTGGTGGATACGAGAACGCGATGACCAAGGCCCCGGTCGAGGCGTTCGCGGATCGCCTGCGTCCCGGGCTACTCACTTGCGGGGTCACGATCACCGCGAAGAAGTCCGACGCGGATCGACCTGCTCGAGTGCTGCTCGCCGACCTCGAGCCGCTGGTGATCGCGCTGTGCTGGGAGCCAGCCGTCGCCGCGGGCTGCTTGCTCGCGGGCATGGGCGTCAAGCCGCTGTCTGGCGAGTGGATGATGGCGACCGACCAGGCGCTGGCCGTCGGGCAGCCGTGGTCCGAGCGCCTGGCCGAGCTCGCCGCGCGGCACGGTCCGCTGGTCCGGGCTTGGCGCTGGCTCTACGCCCGCGAGACCAGCGCAGGGAATCGAACAGGCTCTGGCTGATTGCTCCCCCCATGAAACCGAGCAAGACCCCGACCGCCAAGCCGAGCATGTGGACCGACGTAGCCACCTCGACGGCGGTAGCCGGGGGCAAGCACGCGATCGCATCGAGCGTCATTCTCTCGCTGGGGTGGATAGCTGCCATCATCTGGACGCCCGTCGTCACCGACGCGTTTTTGATGGCCGGCGTCGCCTTGGCAGTCCTGACGCTCGGGCACATCCTGATCGTGGTCGGTCACGCGGCGCAGCTCGCCGAAGACGATCGCCAGCGGCAGCGCGACCTTGACGATCAAGGCGAGGACCTCGCGCCATGACTCAGTCGGTGGGGCCCAAGCGGGTCCACGCAATGCAGCGCCACCGGCGGAACGTCGAGCAGTTGATCTTCGAGTCGTTGCCAGATGACGACTCCAATCGCTCGCTCGACGCTTGGGGATTCGGCCGAACCTTCGATGTCCACGCCGCCCGCGAGTACGGCCGGAGCCTGGTGGCGCTGGCCGACGAACAGGAGGTGTTCGAGGACTGGACGCGAGACCTCGGGCTGGGGCCGGAAAATCGCATCCGTGGGACCTTCGACTCGAATTGGTCTAGCGGGTTTGAGCGAGGCGAGGACATCGAAGCCTGCGACGTCTGCGATGGTCGCGGGGTGGCGTTCTTCGATGCCGATTGCCCGGGCGGGTGCTACTTCGGAGCCAAGAAGCTGACGCATCGTGGCGGCTGGCCAGGCAAGCTCTCCCGCGCCTACGCCAAGACCGGAGCCAAGCGGAGCGCCGCCGCGGGCAAGACCCTCGCGCGCTTGGGCCAGCGTCTGCTCGACATGCTCGACGGTCGATGCTCTTGGGCCCCGAGCGCGCCGGTGCAGCCGAGCGAGTGCCAGGCATGCACTGGGACCGCTGACACCTTCGACGATGCGCTGGCCGCAGTGCATCGGGTGGCGCGGTCAGCTGACATGGCAGGTGATACTGAGCTTCAGCCCCTGGTTGTCGGCCGCCAGCTCTATGAGCGGCTCATGCACACCCGCGCCGAGTCGGACTACTCGCAATGGCGAATAATAGAGGCGGTTAGCGAATCTCTCAATGTTGGGCTCGTCGTGCTGCCCCAGTGTAACGACTGCCGCGGCACCGGCCACAACCTCGCGGGCGTGGTCCCGCCAATCGAGTGGATACCAGCGTTGCGACGGCGACTCGCGGACATGCCGGAGCCTGGTCCGGTGCCGCCAGAATTTGATGGTGACGACTGGATCGACCGTCTGATCCGCGACGGCGGAGAGGCGCTGCTCGATGCCCGCGACACGCCGCTCATGACTATGCTGCTCGACGGGACCACGCTCACCAGGGATGCCACCCGCGTCGTCCCGCGGGGCGAGCACATCTCGATGGGCCACGACCCCGAGACCGCGCCGGATCTCTGCCGCGTCCGCAAGCTCAAACGTGGCGGGCACAAGCTCGACGACCTGAGCGGCCACACGAAGCCCGTGACTGGCCTGCCATGGGCTATCGACAACGGCGCCTGGGCCTGCCACGTCGCGGGCAAGGCCTGGCTCGAGGAGCCATTCGTGCGGCTGCTCGCGCGCGCGGTCGAGCTCGAGCAGCCGAGCTTCGCCGTGCTCCCGGACATCGTCGCAGGCGGCGCCGACTCGCTCGCGTTCTCCATCGCCTGGTGGAAGCAGCACCGCAACGGCCTCGCCGCCGCCGCTTCGCCGAACTGGCTGCTCGCGGTCCAAGACGGGATGACCGTGCTCGAGGTCCGGCGCGCGCTCGAGCGGCACCGGATCGGCGGGATCTTCGTCGGCGGGAGCGCGGGCCCTGGCACCCCCATGTGGAAGTGGCGGACCGTCCACGACTGGGCCGAGCTCGGGCTAGAGCTTGGGGTGCGGGTGCACGTGGGCAGGGTCAACGGTGAGCGCCGCGCCGCGCTCTGCCGCGATCTCGGCGTGACCTCGATCGACGGCTCCGCGGTCTCGAGGTTCGCTGTCAACGGGACCAAGATGGGCCGCAGCTGCGATGGGACCGAGCCGGTCCACCCGGCGCCAGGGCACGCCCGCGGCGCTCGTCCCGCTGCGCTCGCGCGGGAGATCGCCGAACTCGAGCCGGTCGCGCGCCACACGATAGCGAAGCGGCGCTTCCAGCTCGCGCTCGACGCGATTGATCCCTAGCGGATCAGATCACCCGCTTCGACTCGGCCCTTGTCGGTGAGCCTCCACCGGCCGATCTTGCCCTCGCCGTCGGGGTTGGGCTCGAACTCCGGCTCGATGGGCAGCCAGCCCCGGCCTTGCATGGCCGCGACGAAGCCATCGTAGGCCGGCAGTCGATCACGCCCGCGCCCGCGCATGACTTGACGAAGCTGACACGCCGGTCTTCGTCTTCTTGGTTGCTGTCGCCGCCGTAAATCCGGCACCGGACGTCGTCGACGTGATCAGGCGAGTTCATGAAGATAATAACCCAAGTCGACATGACCACATTATCCGAGTCAGACAATGTGGTCATGTCGAGCACGCTACGCCGCGACAGCTTCGGCATTGTGGGTGAGCACGTGGTCAACGGCCTTCTGAGCTTGCGACGCAGCCCAGGTCAGGACCTTGGGATCCTCGCGGATCTTGCTCGCCCACCCGCGCAGGTAGGCAGCCGATTGCTCGGTCTCGACGTCGTCAACGATGCCAGCGTGGGCGCGCAGGAACGCAGCCGCGAACTCAGCTACGAGCTCTTCGCGGGCGTAGGTGTGGACGTTGGCGAGCGAGGTCAGATCCCGGTCGAGCCGCGAGCCGTGGCCAGTGCTGTGTCCGATCTCGTGAAACAAGGTGCTGTAGTAGGCCGCTGGCGAGTCGAAGTGGTCACGCGGCGGGAGCGTGATCGCGTCGGTGTTGGGCGCGTAGCAAGCCCGGTTCCCGCCGTGGGCGAGGCTGGGGCCATCGGCAAGGTAGGCCGCGACCAGACCTTCGGCCGCAGCGATCGGCTCGACCGCTGGTAGTTCGGTGAGCTCAGGCAACTCGAGCCCGTCGATCTGGTCCAGATTGAAGACCGTCGCGCTCCTGGACATCATGTAGCTGGCGTCTTGGCCTTCCTTGGGGCGCTTGCGCGTGACCGGCTTGATCACCAGGATCTTGGTCCCGCGCTCGCCCTTGCGCACTTGGCCACCGAGTCCCTGGGCTTGCTTGTAGGTCAGCCAGAGCGACGTGGATCGCTCGCCGTTCATCTGGGCCCAGGCGAGGATCATCACGTTGACACCCGAGTAGCTGCGCCCCGTCGAGTGGTTGGTGGGGAACCCGGTGCCGCGAGTGACGCGCCACGGCCTGCGCCACGGGGCGATGCCGCGATCCAGGGCCGCGATGATCTGGTTAGCGATGTCGGTGTAGATGTCTTGCCCGGTCATGCAGATATACTAGTCCACGCCAGACTAGACACGTTATCCGAGCCAGATCATGTACTTGGTCGCCTGGCCTTGCGCACTAGTCCGGCGTGGACTAGAGTACATGAGACCAAGCGAGGCGACATGACCATGACCAACCCACTTCCACTGGACCCCGAGATCTCCAACCTTTGCGACGCGGCCCAGATCTGGCTCATGACGGCGGCGGTCGTGGCCTGGAAGATGGACACGACTCTGCCGCTCGGAATCGCGGCGATGCTTCGCGGTTCGCAGCCGCGCATCCACACTGGCTACAAGCCCGAGTCGGACCGCCGGAACGTCCGGTACCGCATGCACTGCGATGGGCTCGGCTCGGCGGTGGCTCGCTGATGGCCACCGATGGAGAGCGGCCAGTGGGCGACTACGCCCGAGGCCGCCGCCGCTACCTCGAGTCCGAGCCCCTGACCGCCTGCGCGAGCGAGACCGAGCGACTTGGGTGGCTCGATGCTCAGCACGAGTTCCGCGAGGACGCGCTCACGGTCGACCTCGAGCCGGATGATCAGGACCAGGATCGGGTCGACTCATGAGGCATACAGCCAAATTCATCGATGCAAGTGTCAGGCACGTCTGCTTGACCCCGCCTGCGCCGACCTGGCGCGCCGTCATCCTCGGCGGCGTCCATGGCGACGAGATGCCAGCCCGCCTCGCGCCCGCGCAGGTCGTCCGGTCCATGATCTTCGGCCAGAGCTTCTTCGCCGCTCCCCCCGAGCTCGCCGACTGCGAGATCATCGTCATCCCCGAGGCTCACCCCGAGGCCTGCGCTCTTGGGCTCCGCGATGGCGACGGCAATGGGGACCTCAACTGCAGCTGGCCTGGAGGGGTGCACCCGCAGTACTCGAGCGAGCAGAGCATGACGCGGGCAGCTGCCGTCGCCGAGTTGCTCCTGGCTTTCCGGCCAGCGGTAGTGGTGGGCCTGCACAGCATGAAGGGACCCTGGCACACTTCCGGGCTGCTGCATGCAGCGCCAGCGGTCGCCCGGGTGTCGGTCGATGGTGTGCCGCTCGAGCATTGGGAGTACTCGCAGAAGGTCATCGACCTTGGTGTCGGTCTGCCTGGTTGGGCTTCTCGACATGGGATCTCCGCCGTTGAGCTCGAGGCCCCGAGCCCCAGCCTGGTCTGCACCGAGACCCTTGCGCTCACCCAGGCTCAGACCGCACTTCAACTCGTTGTTGAGCTATCCAAATGAATATCACCATCACCACCAAAGAACGAAACCGCCTGGCCGCCGCCGTTGATGCCGGCACTGACATCTTGTTCCGCGAAGACTGGACCACGGTCGCGGAGGCCAAGGCCCTGCTTGAGCTGCCAATCGAGGACTCGACATTGCCTGACATCGTGGAGGTCCTCGACGAAATCGGCCGGCTCGGCGCCGACTCGCCAACGGACTGGGCCACCGTGGCGATGGGGTGCCTTGACCAAGCCATGCTGCCGATCCACGTCCAGGACCAGATCGAGGCGATGATCCGCCGCGCGGGAATCTACGTCGAGAAAGTCGAGTCATGATGGCCATGAACGAAGAAAAGCTGCTCGTTTTGTCCATCGTCGCAGGTGTCCGTTGGTTCAAGGACCAGTCGAGCTATACAGCGACACTTTGCGCTCTCGGCCGTAATCGAGGTCAGGTATACTCAAGCCTGTCCGGTTACGGTGATAGCCTAGCCGACGCGCTTGACCACCTATTCACGACCTGCATGAGCTATCGAGAGCTGCACATCCAGCGCGCGAGTGGATTGACCGACATCTACGTCTGGCGAGGAACTGAGATCACATTCGACCGAGCGATGATGGCCCCGTGACAGTGATGACCGAGCAATACCCAGACCTGCTTGCGTGCATCCATGCTGGGATCGGCGCCGGATACGTGCCACACGGCGTGAACATCGACAGCTGGGTTCATGCCTTCGATGTTCTCGCGGTCATAGCGGAGAGCGACGGCTTCGGCCCTGGCGTGTTCGTGGAACGTACCTGCACGCGATGCTGCGGGCGCGGGTACTTCGACGTATGGTCGACCGCGGGGACTGGCGGATTGGTGTTCCATGAGGCTGTTCGGCGAATCAGCCCGAGCGACCGCGTTGGTGTGGTCCGAGTCACCTTGACCACGCTGATCAAGGAGTTCATCGACGGGGCAGCGTGCGCGCGCGACGATCTGACCATCATCGCGGAGCAGCTCATGCTAGACGGCAATCGTTGGGGATACTGGATCGCAGCTCTGCTCGCCCCGCGAAGGTGGGGCGGCTGGTGGACGCACCCCGCCCGCAAGGAGCTTGAGCGCGAGCTGGTGCTCGTGCTGGAGTGGCAAGCGGCCACGAGCGACACCGCCATCTCGCAGGCATATGATGGGCTAACGAAGCGCACGGGCCTGGTGTTGCTGCCAGCACTCACGTCGCTGATGGACGAACTCAGCTCGGCGGTGGCAGACGCAGGGCTCTCGATGCGTGAGGCATCCGAGATGGTTGAGCGGCTCAGCGTGGGGTACTCGACGCCAGCAGACCCGCCGCGTCGGGCCACTCGCGTTCGCGGCCGGCCGCAGTCATCGGGCCCCGTCGGCGCCCAGCTCATGCGTCGGCTCGACCGACGGCGATGAGCACCCGGCCAACGATGCCGAGCGCGACGACGGACGAGACCACGACCACCACGATCGCGGCCCCGCCCGCCATGTTGAGCGCGCGCCGGATCACAGCAATGCCACTCCGCCGAAGTGGCCGTCCAGCACGATCGGCGCCGTCGAGATGGTGTTGCTGCTGCAGGCAGGCGCTTCGACGAACGGCGAGGGACTCACGCGGGCTCCGTTGATTCGGGGCAGCGGAGGCCGCCCGCCCTTGCCTGGTTTCGGTTGGTCGAAAACGACCGGAGCCCCTTCGGCGTCGAGAGCAGCTTCGATCACCCGCGCTGCCCAGCCAGACCGAGACTCACCGATCGCTTCGCTGTGCGCGGAGATCCGGTCGTAGAGTGCTGAGTTCATCGAGATCGTGCGTCGAGGTTTCCTGGCCATGCGCGGAAAGACATCGCCTCACATCGCTGCATTCCGAGCCTTGAAAAAAGCGCTTGTTTTCTAGTGCGAGCGGGACTAGAACGCATGCACGGCATCGCCGCAAGGACCAGACGACATGACCAAACCTACCCGACCCACTACAACTGCTGCTGATACGCGCGCGTTCGAGCGCCTCGCCATGCCGCAGCGCGAAAACCTCTACGGCGCCGCGATGCGCTTCACCCGAGATCCGGCCGTTGCCGAGGACCTGGTCCAAGACACCCTGCTTCGGGCGTTCCGGTTCTGGAACTCGTTCGAGCAGGGCTCGAACATCAAGGCGTGGCTGTTCACGATCCTCCGCAACACCTTCATCAACGGGTACCACAAGGGTCAGCGACGTAGCGCCTTCAGCCGTGACGTCGCCAGCGACATGGGGTCGGTCGGGGAGACTGCGTCCGTCGCGGGCTCGAACGCGTCGCCGCCCGGCCCCGAAGAAGGGCTCACCGCGCAGCACACCCACGACAACGTTCGTGCCGCCCTCGCCTCGCTGCCCCAAGACTACCGCGACGCCGTGACGCTGGCAGACCTCGAGGGCCACTCCTACAAGGAGATCGCCGCGATCATGGGCTGCCCGATCGGTACCGTGATGAGCCGGATCTACCGCGGCCGTGGATTGCTGGCCGAGGAGCTGCACGACCATGCGCAGGACCTCGGGTTCGTAGGCGATGCGCCCGCCCGCCGCGTCGGGTCAGGTGCGCGGGCGCGGTAGCCTGCCCATAGGCCTGGGAATAGCTGTCCCTAGGCCCTGTTGCGGGCCCGTGAGCACAGATGAATTCAAGCGGCGTCCGGGGGCGAGGCTGCTCGAGCTGATCGAGCAGCGAGGTCTGAACTACGCGGACTTGGCGATCGAGCTCGGCATGGCCTCGCCGCCGAAGTCGTGGACATCGGGCAGGTCTGAGGCTGATGAGCACCGCGAGCGGTGCCGCTTTGCCCTGCGCGCGTACACCCACGGGACAAAGCGGCCGGGCGCGGACATGGTCGCGCGCTGGGCCGCGCAACTCGGGGTCGACCCTGGCTTCTTCTTCCAGGCCAACACCAAGACCGTGCTCAGCAAGCCCCTCCTGGTCGCGGTCCATCCCAAGTGGATCGACATGTTCTTCGACGAATCGAAGCTGTGGGAATACCGGACCAGGATGTGGGGGATCGAGCTCGGCGATACGATCCTGCTCTACGCCACGGCGCCACGCTCGATTGTCGTGGCGAAGGCCGTGGTCCCGGAGATCATCACGGACACCCCGCCCAAGGTCTGGAGGCGAACGTACAAGCGCGGGATCCTGCGCCCCGACTACGACAAGTACTTCAAGGGCCGCGATGTCGCCGTGGCGTTCCGGCTCGAGGTCACGCCGCTCGCCAACCCCGTCCCGCTTCCGCCGGGCCAGAGCCCTCCCCAGAGCCCGTGTCGCTGGAAGGGCCACTGGCCGCTGGAATGATCCAGACCAGCAGCGATTCTGCGTGCATGGACCTGGCGGTGAGCATCGACATGAGCGACGTTTTGGATCGGTTTGCCGAGGGCAAGGCGACGATCCTCGACCTCGAAGCGCTGACCCAGCGTGCCGAGCGTTCGGGAATCCAGCTGGTCCAGGTTACCGTTCGGCGGAAACGAAACCCTCGCAACCGACCGATCAGGCTCTTGGGCAAGGCGGGCCCGTTCTGCTCTTCGGACCGCGATGTCGTGCCCGTCGAGCGCCTGCTGTGGGCGGCGTGGTGGCGCGTCGTCGACTGCCGATTGTGGCTGAACGAACACCGCACCGAGGTCGAGGCAGCGAGGCTGGCATCATGAAGAACCTGGTGGACGAATGACCCTGTTCCCAGAACTGCAAGCCGCCGCCAACGAGCGCGAGGCCCAAGCTGCAGCTGCTCACGACGCGGCGCGCGGGCTCGAGGAGGACCTCACGCCGCGCGGCGTGGCTCGAGCATGCCTGGCCGCGGTCTTCGGCCCAGCAAATCCTCGGCTGTACGTTGGCGTCGGCGCGATCAATCCCCTGATGCCTGAGCTCTGCTTCGCCGGTAGCGATCGTCACCGGCTGGTCAGCCCGCCGCGTCCGGCGATCCGCGGGCTTGGCCTCTGCACGGGCTTTGGCGTCTGGGAGTCCGAGCTGCGCCGCCGCGCCGACTGGCCGATCCACATCACGGGGATCGAGATCGACCCGACGAAGCGCGAGCACGCGGAGAAGTGGTGCGACGATGTCGTGACCACCGACGTCGTCGAGGAGCTGCGCGCGATGGCGGCGAGGGGCGAGACTGCCGACTTTGCCCTCGGCAACCCGGCATTCACGCTGCTCGCCCCAGCGGCGGCGCCATCGCGGAAGTCTGACAAGCCCGGCGCCTACGCAGCTCGGCTCGACTGCGCCGTCGAGAACAGCCTGGTCGCGCTCGCGCTCGCGGTCGCCCCGGCGCTGCTGCTGTTCACCCAGACTCAGAGCTTCCAGCGTGGGCGCGTCGGCCGGGAGATCTGGCGCCGCTACACGCCGGCCGTCCAGTGGCTCGTGAGCGGGACCGTGGACTTCCGCGGGGGCAACATCAACCCGAAGGCCAGTGCGAAGGCGGGCAAACCGGTCAAGTACGGCGCCGACACGCACGACTACTGCGCGACGCTGTGGCTGCGCGGGTACACGGGGACGACCCACCTCGAGCTGCTGCCCGAGCTCGCCAGCCACGATCGCAAGTGGCTCCCGTTCCCCGGCGCGCGACCGGGTGACGTCCGCCAGCAGCCCGGGACCGAGACGACTGAACAGGCGCTAAAGTTGGGTTTGTTCATGGCTCCTGGAATGTACCGTTCCGCAGTTCGGTAAACCGTTTGATGGTGATTATACGATGAACCATTCACCCGAGCGCGTGGCGCTTGCAGTGGCGTGCATACCGGCTGCACTCGTCGTCGTCATTGTCGCTATTCCGATCATCGCAGCTGGCGTGTTACGCAAGAGTGTGATTCGGAGATTGCGGCTCAGATGTGCACCGTAGTCCTACGGCGCCTATAGGCCGTTACTCGGCCGTTGCGCGATAGCTCCGCCCTCACAAGGGACGGGGCTTTTCGGGTGTGACTACATCACGTCAACCCATCATGGTCGTCGGTCTCGTGACCGCCGGCATATTGTCAACCGCGTGCAACTACCTCGCGCCAGACCCATGCAAGGGTCCACCCGGATCGAATCCACTCGCCCCGCAAGGGAGCGCCGTGCTCGAGTATTGCCTCGAATGTCCTGATCAACTTGGTCAGCCGTGCCCTCCCGGTGGGGGCGATACGGGGGGCGAAGAGCCCGGGCCCGTGCTCTCGTGCCAGCCGAGCGATCACTCGGTCTGCTTCGTTGGCGATGTCGTGCTCTCTCCGCTCGATATCCCGGGCGGACTAGAGCTCGTCGACAGCGCGACGTGTCCAAATCTCAGCCGCAGCTTCCCGTGCAATGAGCGCTGGGATGATGGAGTGGGGGCAGTGGACTATTGGTGTTCATACTGCGACATAACGGATCTCAAAGAGGATGATCCCGGTCTCGTGGGGGTCGCCCATGACTTCGATGGTGTCTGGCCAATGTGTGCGCCAGGTGACGGGACCGCTCGCCTGGCCACGAAGGCCCTCAACGGCATCGGACCATGGTACGACCGCATGAATTGCGGGGAGACTGGGGTCGGGTTCGGATGCGATCCGCACCACTACCGCTACGACGGAGTGCCTTCGTCGTATGCTCCTACGTCGTCTGTCACTTGCGCGTGCCCCGAGCATACCGATGAGGAGTGCCAGCCAGGTGCTGTGTGTGAGGCGCTTTTCTTGCCGGTTGACCACCACGGTCGTCATTTCTGGACACAGCCGACCATGTGCACCTGGGACGGCCCACACGGGACATCAAGCCCACATCTACCCCCTGTTCCGGGGGAGTTTTGGGCGCCGGAACTGGTGTGGATGTCCGGCGAGTCGGTCTCGATTCTGCCCGAGGTGTTCTTGTGGCTGACGCACGCCGAGACGTTCGACCGCTTCGACGCTGCGCCCGTATTCGACTCGACCGGCGAGTACGTCGGCCTCGAGCTCACGCGAGCTGACCTGGACTCGCTCCCGACGTATCTCGGTCTCGAGGTCGGAGACCTACTCGTCGTCGATCAAGCCACGAGCGATGCGCTTGCCCGCGGCGAGCATGACATCGTCGAGGTACGCACGGACGCGGGGTCTCGCTGGCTGGACGTCGTTGTCGAGTAGTAGCCGGGAATGAGTCGGCGCGAGGTCCGGTAAGACACCGTGGGGCTCGCGTCCACCAATACTCAAACCCGGAGCCAGGAGCATGCGCCGCACGAAGTAACGCGGCTACCGAAACATCAAACGACGACAGCATCCACGGACCGCGATGGTCCACCGCGAAGCGCTCCGCGGATCAAGCGAGCGAGAACAACCGGGAGGCCAGCCATGCAGTGCTGACAAGCCCCGGAGCCCCGGACCTGCGAAGGTCGCCGGGGCTTCCGACGTGTGAGCAATGAGCCCAAGCTACTCGTCTATCTCTCCCACCAAAAGCCGTCACCCGAGGCGATGATCTCCGCCGACATGGTCGTCGAGGTCAACATGGCGGCCCAGACCGCGACCGTGATCTCGAGGGAACCGTTCGACGATCCCGTGCTTAGGTTGCCCGTCCTACCCATGGGCTATGACATCAAGATCGATGGCGTCAGCTTCATCGCGGTTCTAGATGAGCCCGGCCGTCAACATGTTGGGCCCGTCCGCGAGCATGCCGTCGAGGCGGTGGTGGACGCGTGGAAAGCGTCAGTCGAGTCGCGGTGGTCACTGGCGATCACCGCGATTGCTGCCGAGCGATCCCGCCAGATGGGGCGGTGGAGTGCTGAGCACGACGACGAGCACGGCGACGGTGAACTCGCGGTGCGCGGGGCGGAGCTTGCCCTGGTGCACACCGACTATGAGCTGAATCCGCACGAAGGTGAACACGACGCCTGGGGCCTGGTGGCGAAACACCGAGGAGATCCGGTCCGATGCCTAACGATCGCGGGCGCCCTGATCGCGGCCGAGCTCGACCGCGTGCTTCGCCAGGCGCAAGAGTGACCGAACACCAGACGCGCTGAGCCCCGCCTGACCTGGTCGCGCGGGGCTTTTCAGGTAGATGTCAAAACTCAAGTTCACCATTCCCATCTTGCTCATTACGTTCATCACAACTGCTGGCGCCACGGCACTCGCGTGGGCACCTCCGCCTGGCATGGAAAACTGTCGTTCAGTCGGAAAGACGTACGCGGACGACGGCACGCAAACAGCCCAGACCTGGAACTGCAATGGTGGGTATATGACCTGCTTCGGATCGGGACCGAGCGCTGATTACTCATCCTGTCGCGAGCACGAGGGCCCGCACCAGTAGGACGTTTCGCCGCGCCGAGCCCCGCCCGACATCGGTCGCGCGGGGCTTCGGCGGTGATGGACACCAAGACCAATGTCGCCCGCGGGCTCTACCTTCTCGCTCGACCGCTCGACGTGGGCGAGAGCTTCACGCTCGACCGCGGCGCCAACTCGCTGACCTTCGACACCATGACCCGCAACCGCGCGCTGACCGGACGCGTGCGGGGGCTATCCGCAGATCCGATGTTCTTCGCCAGCAGGGTGCTGCCCGACGGCACAAAGATCCAGCACGGGCACGTCGCCGCGTTCGCGCGCTGGCTCGAGCCGGATATGCGGCTCTTCGTCACCCGCGAGTCAGGTGAGCCAGGCCTGGTGCTGTGCCGACTGGGACTGGTGCTGTGCCGGGTTGCCTCGGGCGCCAGGGCCGAGGCCGAACTTGCGGAGTTCGACCGCGTGAGCTTGGCTGATCGCTACCAGGAGGTTGGGCGAATCCTCGAAGCGCTCAAGCTGTTCTGCTCATCGGCCCACCGAGACGCGAGCGCCCGCGACCGCAAGCGAGACGCGCGCTGACCCACGCCCACCCCGGAGCCCCGCCCCGCACGCGCCCCGACCGATGGGTGAGCGTACCCGAAGTGCTGGAATAGCAGGGCAGCTACGGTGGGTATTCCTCCCGATGCCAGCCCAACCTCTCTGCCCATGGTGCGGGTCGCCAGCGGGTCGCCTCTGCGACGGCGCTGTTGCCGGGACCGACGAAACATGCAGTTCTCCGGTGTGCTTGAGCTGCTCGATGAGGTCCGCGGCCACGGTGACGGCGATCGTCTGCTCGCGCGGGCGCGGCAAGGGTTGTGCGCACATCGACAACGCCACCGATCTCTGCCCTTTTTGCGCACATCGGGGAACGCATGAGCCCGTCGAGCGGGCCGAGCACGACGCGATGGTCGCAACCCATGCCAGGCTGACGAGGAGCCCGCGGCCGGAGTCGGAGCTGCACCGGGCCCCGTTGCGGAGCCAGTCCTCACCGGAAGCCTCTGCGGAGCCCTGCCCGCGCGCAGGCGACAAGCTCTACCTGCTCGATCTCGATGGCCTGGTCCATCGCCTCTATCACGCGGTCCCCCCCGAGCTCAGCCCCACCGGGGACCCCGTGCCGATCAACGCGGTGCTCGGGCTGACCCGGCAGCTGCGAAAGATCAGGACCCAGATCGACCCAACGCCGCGCTGGGCGCTGGGTGTCTTCGATGCGGCGAGCAACGGCGGCTGGCGGGCGCGCGAGTACCCCGCCTACAAGGCCGATCGGCCGCCGCAAGACGCGGCGCTGATGAGCCAGTGGCAGCTCGTCCGCCGACTGCTCGACGCGCTCGGGCTGCCCTGGGTCCGGTCCGAGGGGGTCGAGGCCGATGACGTGATCGCGGCCTACACCGAGGCGGCCGCCTCCGCCGGGATCGAGGTCGTGATCATCACCGACGACAAGGACTTGCTGCAGCTGGTCGACCATCCGCTCGGTGTCGTCTCGGTGATGTCTGGGTTCGGCGACCTTGAGCTGCGCGGGGCCGAGTACGTCCGGGGCAAGTACGGCGTCGGCCCCGAGCTCCTCGGGGACCTATTGGCGCTCGCGGGCGACAAGGTCGATGGGATCCCCGGCTGCCCCGGGGTGGGGAAGAAGACTGCCGCGAAGCTGCTCGCCGACCATGGCGACCTCGAACAGCTTCTCGGCCGTTGGGCGCTGGTGCCGGGGCGCCGCGTCAGCGAGGCGTTGCGCGACAACGCCGAGGCGATCAGGCTGGGCCGCCGCTTGATCGAGCTGCGCCGGGTCGCGCTGCCTTGCCCCCTCGATGCGCTCCGGCCCTGGTCGACGTCGAGGCGGGCGCTCAACGAGTTCTTCGACGAGCTCGGGTTCCCGAGGTTTGAAGCTGCGATCGACCGGTACGAGCCATGATCCCAGACAGCAAGATAGAAGCCTTCCACGGGTGGCTCGCGGGAATACAGGCAGTACGATGAGGTAGATGGCGCATGATCAGCAAGGGAAACACCCCATGAGCTACGTGACGATCTACGCGGTACAAGCCAGCGGTGACGTGACAGAGATCGCCGATGCAGCGAACAACCATGCGGGCGCCCCGTTGGTTTGGCGTGCGCTCGGGAGGAAGTACGGATATCTCGACCAGCTGCAACACCCGTTCTTCTTGGTCGACCCAGGGATCAAGGTTATGTGGGATGAGTGGCCGAGTCCGCGGATGAGCCTCACCGAGAACGTCCTGCTCGGATCGACATTCGACAACGTCTGGGTCGCCCGCGCTGCTCTGCCTGTGCTGACCAAGGGATGGGCGGAATTTCATGCCGAGCACATTCGGCCGCATCGCCTCGACGAGCGATGCGCGGTCGGCATCATCGCAGCGCTTCGGGAAGCTCACGAGGACACGTCGGTTCGCGGGGTCGCATTCAACATGTGTTCGGCAAACGAATCGCCTTGGGAAGTGATTGATGACGACGGAGAATATATCCCGATCAACGTCGACTCCCCGCCCGCAGACTCGTGTGCGTGGGAGCTTACCAGCCGCATGCGAGAGGCGGCAGAGGTGCATCCAGGATGAGCGTCCCGCAAAACATCAAGATCATCGCCGCGACCTGGCTAGATTCAAGCCAGGATGTCGAGGCCATCGAACTCGTCGAGCTCCTGGACTGGGTACGCACACAGATGCGCATCGAGGTAGCGAAGTACCACGACATCATCTCGTTTATCGATCAGCGTCGCGCCGCCTCCGGAAAAGAGCCGATCTCGCACCCATCGTTTGGGGCCGACGAATTGGTGATCAACATCGCCATCGAACTCGACCTCGCGCCCTGGGAGACCAAGGAGCAGCTCACCGAAGAGGACCTCGCGCCCGCGCGCTTGCTGTGTCGGGCCGCCGGCTTCGCCGACGTCGAGGACCACCATGAGGTCATCACGCTGCGCAGCAAGCTCGAGCAGACCGAGGCCCAGCGGGGCAACGCCTGCGCGTGGGCGCTGCTCTACAAGCGGAGGAGCGAGGGCCGGCCGGAGCCGGAGGGCGTGCGCGGGACACCGCGACCGCTGTCGCTCGTGCTTGACGACAACTCGCTTGCGGAGGCGCCCAACACCGTCACGCTCGCGCAGTGGCGCGACCGCGCGCTCAAGGCTGAGTCCACCCTCGCCGAGATTCGCCAGACGTCGATGGGCCAGGTGTTGGGCCTCACGCAGGAGCTGATGTCCACGCTGATCGGCATGCTCGACCCAGTTCGCCACCTTGGTGGCGCGAAGTAGTCATGGACGACGAGCCGCTCATCTACATGCATCCATACCTAGTGAAGGTTCGAGCTATCGCCGCCCGCAAGCCGCTTGCCGCCAAGGTCACGAAGCTGAAGACGCTCGACAGCGCCGAGCTACTAGCCGTGGTGAGCGTTGGAGCCGACTTCGACGCGATCGCCTTTGCCTACAAGGAGCACTCGTGGAGCGATGTCTTTCACGACCTCCTGCGGCTGCAATCCATGGGGCTAATTCGGTCCATGCCTGGTGACCGTTGGGCCGTCGTTGATGGCGTCAAGGTCGAGCTGGTCACAGCGGTCGAGCCCGACGGTGAGACCGAGCAGCAGCTTTCGATGTGGGGAACGGCATAGATGGCCTGGACGAAGAAAGAGACCGAGCTCGCCAAGGTCGTGGTCGACGAACTGCGCGCCCGCGGCTGGACCGTCTACCAGGAGCCGCGACGTTGGTGTCGGTCGCCGTGGCCAATGGTCGCCGGAGCTCGACGCGCGACCTAGCGCTCGAGGTCGCCGGCCGATTCGGGATCGGCGTGCTCGAGGTTCACGCCCCTGACCGAGTCGACTGGATGCTCCGCGGCATGCCGAGCCGACTGCGCGAGATCGTCCGACCTGCTCGACATCGGCGCGTGCATGGGTGTATGCGGGCCGCGCTGCGCGAGGAGCAGCAGCACTTCGCGGCCGCCGGCAACGCTGACGGAAAGCGGTGGACGCCATACGCGTCGACGTGCGAGGCACTCCGAACGGTTCTGGCTCGCGGGCCGATGACGATCCGCGAGGCTGTTCTGGCGCTGAAGGGCCGGCATCACTACGCGAACGAAGTGTCGGCCCGCGGGTCGATCTACCAGTGGGCCAAGGCTGGGGCGATCGCGGGCGTCGAGCTGATCCCGGGCGGCAAGGGCCAGCACGCGAGGCTCGGGCTGGTAACAGCGAGCGATGCGCACTAAGGTACAGCGCATGAATCTCGTTCTCGTCATCTTCCTGAACTTCTTCCCCGGCCTCGTCTGCTGTGACGACGCCACCGACCCCGGCAGCTGTGAGCCGTTTGTCGACCTGGTCGAAGTGCTCGGCTGCGCTCCAGCGGCCGACGTCGAGTTGGGCTGGTGCGACGGGAGTCTCATCGATCAGTCGACGACCTGCGTCCCGCTCAATCCCCATGCTGGCGATGTTCGGTGCTGCCCCGTCAGTAAGCCGTTCTTGGCCGACGTGGACGTCTGCGCGTGGCCTCTCGGCGAGGCCACGATCGACGGGCACACCTACTATGGCTGCAACGGGGCAGCGGAGGCGGTGCGGTGCTCGACTTGGGACGAGTTTGTCCCGGGCTCTTGGACCTGCTCGAACTAGCGATGATAGCACCCTGGTGGGGGTCGGAGACACAGACGTCACATGCGCACAACGCGTGTCGTTGCCATCCGCTAGGCTGGGGGCGTGACAGCTCCCGGCGTACCTACGAAGAGCACGAAGTCGGCGACAAGTCGAATCCACGTCGCCAGCGAAGATCTCATCGACGACCCGGTGCCGCGTCGAAGCCGAACACCCCGGCCTCGAGAAGAGTCTGGTGAGCTCGCGCGTGCCGCTCTCGACCACGTCGACGATCTGATCCGAAAACAGATGGGCGCCGGCATCCCCAGCGAGCTCAAAGAATTCGCGGTCGACGCAGTCCGGCAACGTGTCGATGACTGGATGCTCACATCGAAGAACGACAAGGCAGACCAGGTGTCGCCACCTGCATCTCGACCGGCCTTTGTGCTTGCGATCGTCACCGCAATCGTGCTTGCGATCGCCGTCATCGTCGGTGCTATGGTCGCCATGGAGCTCACCAATCGACTACTCGACATGGATCGAGCCCAGACAGAGCGGGTCACAGGTCTTGAAGCCCGCATAGCCGACGCCGAGAACCTGCAGCTCGAGCTCAAGGCCAACGCATTGGCACAGGAGGCCGTCGCAAAAACCGTATCCGCAGACCTCGAGCGCAGGGTAAAGCAGGCAGAAGCTAGGCAGGATGCCCTCGTGATCTATCTCCTAGAAGGAATCAACAAGCTGTTGGAAGAGCGCAAGATTCGCACTCCAGATGTTCCTCCGATCCTCCAAATAGCCAAGGCCGAGATCATGATACACCAGACAAAATGAGGACCAAATCCGAACTCGCCATCTCCGTTATTCTCTCCTTTCTGCTCGGACTCGGGCTCGGGATCGGGCTCAACTCCGTAGCTGACCAACGACCTGGCAACCTGTGCGAGCAAGACCCTGAGCTCTGCGAGCCTTGCGTCGGTTCGTGCCCGCAAGAGTCGAGCGGCTGGCTCTGCTGCTCCGAGACGAGCGGAATTTGTGTCGTCGCAAACGGACAGTGTGGCGAAGGCAATATCTTCGGGTGGTGCCAGAACTACTCGGTCGAGCCAGCTTCCGGCGCGGCGATCTGCCACGACGAGTAGTCAGATCACAGACGCATCACCATAGCCAAGTGAAGCAGCGGCCATGGCCAGGTCCTCGGGGCTGAAGGTCATGGTCCTGCTGATCTTGCGCGCGAGCAAACAGGCTCGCGCGAGGCGACTGTCCCTACGATCTCCAGGCCAGTCCACGATCCTCGCTGCCTTCACCGCCGCCGAAATCAATTCTCGACGCAGGTTGGCGACTTGCTCGCGCGGATCCTGGACCAGCTGCGCGTCGAGGTCCGCTGCTCGGCAAAGGTACTCACGCTCAGTACCTTGAGCGTTTGGGTATTCCGAGCCCAGCTGGGTCGCCTTCGCTGCTGCGGCCTGCGCCAGCCTGGCCTCCCAGGCGACCAGCTGCTTGAGCAAGACCACCAGGATCGCCGAGTTGAAAACCGGCCGCGTCGACATCTCGGCCGTGGGCTCAACGTCATCGCCGAGCTCGCCGAGTAGCATCTCGCTCAAGGCGGCCCGGTCAGGCCAGGAGATCTTGCTGGGGAGCAGCGCCGCGATCTCGCGCAGGCGAGCGTCGTCGTAGTTCGGTCGCTTGCTAAGCCTCGGAGCATCTCCGCGAGCTGCATGTGGGTCATGGCTTGTTTGCCGAGGTCGGCCTCGCGGCGTGGTCGTTGCGCGCAGCGAAGTCGTTGCGCGCAGCGACGCGACGAACTCGAGGCCTTCGTCGAGCGCAGCGTCTTCGAGCACGGCCATCTTGCACGTGGCCTCGTCGAGCTGGGCTGGGCTGATGTGCATGAGCGCAGCTGCCTTGCCGATCAGGCGCAGACGCTCGTCGGTGGGCCCGTGCCGGCCCACGTAGCCCATGCCTTCGACGAGTTCGTAGATCGGGAGCCCTCGGGAAATCCGCTCCACTTGCTCGAGCAGGTCGAAGAACGCTGCGCGCGCGTCGACGTCCCGGGTCTCGCTGGCGCGGACTCGGCCCACGAACTCGACGCTCGCGGCGAGCATCGCCCGCGCGCGCGTCCTCGGATCGAAGAGGCGAACCCGGTCGTGGTACAGCCGGTTGCGCAACCAGCTGGCCTCGCGCACCTCCAGTTCGAGATCATGCATGTGCGACCTCGACCAGACGGCCGGCAGGTCCATTCCGCCAGCTGACCGCTGGAATCTCCTGGGCCTGACATCGGTGGTGGGTCAACACCATGTCAGATCAGAGCCTCATCCTCTCCGTTGTAATCCTTGGCAATCCCGGCGCGCTCGGAATCAACAACGCCAAGAAGGCCGTGGTCGTCGGCAAAACAGCTCGGCTGGTTGATGTCGGATCAAGCCGAAAGGCGAAGGTCGTTGCCGCTGCGACGGTCTGGAAAGCTGTGCTCGAGCAGACAGACGCTGCGATCGCGGTGGCCGAGGCCGGGACTCTGGTCGTGGAGATCGACGCCTACTGGCCGCGACGGCGCAAACTCGCGCGCGCGGATGAACTCGCGCTTGGCGACGTCGACGCGCCGCTGAAGCTGACGATCGACGCGCTCGAGAGCTGCGGTGCGATCGACGATGATGCTCGGGTCGTCGAACTGCGAGCGCGGAAATTCATCGACCGCGACAACCCGCGGATCGAGCTTCGCGTGATGCCGGCTCCTCACGGGGTCGAATAGAGCCTCGCCGACACGCGCGCGCAGAGGTCAGCTAGATCTTGGTCGCCGGCCTTGATCCTGCGACGGACGCTTCGGCGAGCGGCCAGGATCGTGGTGGGGTGCCGACCAAGCACCTCTCCGATCTCGGGCTGGGTGGCAACGGCAGACTCAAAGGCCACGTGCGCCACGACCATGCGCGCGCGCGCCACAGCGCCGACCCTGGATCGTCCGAGGATCTCCTCGCGCGCGACACCGGTCTCCAGCGAAACGACGTCGATCACAGGCGAGATGTCGCGGCCCGAGGATGACACCCGATCGGCTGCCCGTCGCACGATGAGCGCTGCGAGCCTCTGTCCTTGTTCGGTAGCAAAGATCCTGGTCATCGACTCGAGCAGCTCGGCGTCGGTGATCATGCCGCGCGGCGACGGCGACGGCGACGGCGACGGCGATGGGGACGGCGACGGCGATGGCGATGGCGATGGCGATGGCGATGGCGATGGCGATGGCGATGGCGATGGCGATGGCGATGGCGATGGCGATGGCGATGGCGATGGCGATGGCGATGGCGATGGCGATGGCGATGGCG